TGTGAAGTTTCATACGATTTGCGCCAGCCCCAGTTCCTTCATTTTCAGCACCGCTCTGTCGCGGATCATCTGGTTGGCACCTTCGCAGCGTCCGCATCCTGACCCGTTGTGGATGCGCCACTTTTGCAGTTCCAATTCCGGTGGAGAAATGATGCGCCAATTTTTGTAGCACAAGCCGATCTCCAGCAGCTCCCCAACGTCCCATCCGTGAATCGGAAAGGATTTGTCCGTGCAGCGCGAATCGTTTGCGCGGCGCAATTTCCATCGCCCGTCCTCCTTGACCGCATAACAGTCGTCCATGACATGAAATCCAACGTCAGAGGATGCAACCGCCTTTCGCCTGTACCCCACCATTCCGGTGGCGTGCGAACCAATCTGCCCCACGCCATCGGCAATCATGGAACGGAAATAGCCAAGCAGATCGGCTCGGAACTCAATGTCGAAATGAGCGATGAACGCCCATTCGTGGTGTCCGCAGTTGTCGAGCATCCACTGGCACGTCCACGCCACGTCACGGATGATGGCCGGATCGGGTTCTGGGTTCTCAGGATCAGGTGTGTGCCAGCGCATCCGCACATGATCTGGCGGTTCTGGCATTTGGTGAACGGTGATGGCGAATGGCAGGCTGAGTCCGCAGATGTATTCCAAGACCTGTGGGGTGCAGTCCTTGTCGATGAAATGCACATGCACGTCCGACAAGTCGCAATGCCTTTGAAGCGTGTGCATCATGATGGGGAGCAACACATCCACAAGTGGGCCATTGAGCGCGATGCACAGGTCGATCATGCGGGTATCGGCGTGTGCTTGTCGGACTTGTCCAGCGCGTCGTAGGCGGCGATGTCGGCCTTGCGCTGCTCTGGCTCCATTTTCTTGTACGCGAGATGATAGTGATCAATGAACGGCCCCTGCATCGGATCGTCCTCGATGTAGTCCGGGTCTTTGCCGGTATTGCTGTCCCATGCCCGTTCGTGCATTCGGGGAATGGTCGTGAATCCCATGCCGACTTTGGACTTCATGCACCGCATTTGAAAGTCCCGAATCAACATCCAGTTTTCGCACGGCTGCTTCATGCCGAAACCGAACCAGTGCCGGCGCGAGAACCGCACGGCTCTGATGCCTTTCTGCTCAGCCTCCGCGATCTTGGCATTCAGCAAGTCCCGATGATGATACGTACGGCCCGTGTCGGTGACGATAAGTTTCGGATGTTGCTGCGCCGGGTAACGGTCAGTTCCTTCGCAGCGCAGTTCCGGAAGTGTGACGCCCATGCGCTCGTCTATATCCATCACCACACACCAGTCAGACTTCACGCTGTTGAGCAACTGACTCCGCACCGCTCCGAATCCGTTCGACAGATTCCAGAGCGGCGGGTGTGGCAGTCCCCACTTGCGGATGATGTCCAGAGACCCGTCTGTGGATGGCGTCATGTCCATCGAACAGTCGGCCAAGAAAACCTCATTAAAAAATGAGGTAGCCATTTCGAGGAATCCCGGCAGTGCGTTGGCTTCGTCTCGGAATGAAGCTGCTACAGCAATGGTTGGAGCACTCATTTTTTCTAGGGTCGCACAAGTGTAAAAAATCCTGTCGAGTGCCGAGCCTTCGCTGCTGCCGGCTTGATGCCGTGAATGTTGTAGCTGGCGTTGATGTTGAAGTCCGGCGCATGGTCCTCCAGAAAGCTGATCCACTGCTCCATCGGCCATCGAATCACGTGCGTGACGTCCATCTCGTCCTCGGGACGCACGTACCTTCCGTCCGTAACGGAAGTGAGCGGCACGATGAAGAGCATTCCCTTGGTGATCTTGTCGTTCAGCGCTTCGATCAGGATGCCGAGATCAAGGATCGGAATATGCTCGATGCAATCTTTAGAAAGCAGCCAGTCGAAGGACCGTTTTGGGAACTCGTTGGACATGTATTCCGCCACTTCCGCGTCGCAGTTCTGCACCGCCCATTCAGAGATGTCGTATCCGAACGCGCGGTAGCCCAGCATCCGCATGGCGCGGACGTAGTACCCGCGGCTGGCCCCGCAATCCAGAACGCTGTCACCGCGGCGGAAGTTCAGGTACTCGGCGATCTTCTTGCAAGCCGGCACTGTGAGGTCTGGCTTCCACGAGTAGTCCTTGTAGTTGCTGCCCTCCCCTCTCAGAAAGTATCCTTCCGTGAACGGATTCATGCCGCTCCCATCAGGCTCAGCTTGGTCGCCACTTCCTGCTCTGTGTGCAGCTTGAACAGATTCGTCTCAGGCCACCTCAGCCCCTCAGCCGCGTCGTCGAACGGAGGACTGTAGAAGGCATCGTTGTTGCCCTTCCAGATGTAGTGCTGGCGCTTGTCCGGATCGGTGCTGTGGCAGAGCACGTAGGCGTGGGGTGCTGGCAGCGGCGGCAACGCCACCATGTCGTCCCAGTGCTTGTCCTTGTTGATGCGCAGCTTGGGCTTGTCAGCGCCGTTGCGGGTATGGTCTTTCATGCGGGAACGGAGAGTGCGTACAGTGGAGGTGGTTGGTAGGCTGGCCATTCCTGCGGAAGCGTTTGGCGGTTCACTTCATTGTCGTGCCGGCAGATCGGGCAATTCCAGAACCAGAATTGCACGCTGATTGACTCGGGATGAGTGCCGCACTCCAAAGAGATGCGCTTGTCTTGAACGTCGTTGCTTTCTACCAGAATTTCTGAGTTGCATTTTCGGCAATTCATTTCGAGTCCCGGTCGTTTGGAGATGATCTTCATGTTGCTTTGCTATTTTCGATCACCTCAAACGCATCCCTGTTGCAAAACACAACGGTTTCGCGATGCACCTTTCCCGAGTCCGTCATAAAGCTGTGTATGTCGTAGAACGCTTCGTCAAGCGGATGGCCGATAACAAAACCACCACTGAGGCCCATGATCGTCATCTCAAGGTCGTCGCCATGCACTGCACGGATTTCGTGCAGCTTTGAAAGGAGTTCGTCGAGTCTCATGGGCCTATGTATTCTTGGCGCGTCCAATGGGACCATTCCTTGAAGAACGCAACGCGCTGGCCATTCAGTGAAAAGACGAGCCAGTTGCCTTGCTCTTCCATCGTGTCGGCGATGACTGCAACAAAGGTGCCGGTCCCATCTTTGACCTGATAGCAATACTGCTTGAAGGCGGATTCGCTCACGTGATCTCCTTTTCTGTGAACACGCGCTGAAACTGCCGCATGATCCAGTCCCAGCCGATAACGCTTCCGTTTATCTCGATGCCGAGGTCGGTGGCCTCGCAATCGAAACTGTCGTTGTAGTCCCCAGCGGCCCACGTGATCTCGTAGAGGTTCTTGTTCTCAAGTTCCTTGTCGCGCTTATCATCTTCACGCATCATGCGGCGACTGTGCTCTGAACCTTCCTCCATCGACCGTTTCCGCCTCTCCTGCCATTCATCCTGCTCGCGTTGCCATTCGGGCGCGAGTTCAGACAGCAACGCCGCGATCTTTTCGGGATCGATTTGTCGCGCTGCTTTGTTTTCCTGAATTGTCGTGTTGGTGTCCATCACTCGAAAATGCTGGCCGCTTCCGTGAAGGTCATCGGCGCTTGTTGAGTCGCACTCTGTTCGCCTTGCGCAGATTCTTCAACGCAGCCCGGCGTTTTTTCACGGACGTGCTGCTCCCGCCCTTCTGGCAAAACTCCTTGTGATTCATACATGGATGCTCTCGTAACCGTTTGCCAAGCGGTTGTCACGAACTCTTTTCAACTTTCTACGGCTTCCACTCACCAGTGTTGATGCCTCTGGCGACCCGCTCGGAGAATGTGAGGTTCTTGTCCTTATCCTCTTGGCTCTGCGGTTCACGCGGCGCATCGCCGCCAGCCCCCACAGTGGCAGACGATCCCTTTAGTTCCTGCACGTAGGCGTTCAGCCGCTCGATCTCGGCGTCCTTCACCTGAATCTCGCCTTCGTAGTGCTTGATCGTCATCGGCAGCACTGCGGCTTGCGCAGACAGCCGCGCCTGCTCGTACTGCGACTGGTTGTTCAGCCACGTGTTGTCGGCCTGCTTCACGAAGTCCCGTACCTGCGCCAGTTCGGCGTTCCACGCTTCGTCGCCTTCCTTCTCTTTCAGGAACGGCGCGGCAGATTCGATGGCTTCGCTCCAGACCTTCGGTAGCGCCTCGGCGCGTTCGGTCGCGATGGCGGCGCGCTTCAGTGACTCGGCTTCGGACTGTTGCCGAACATAGTCGTCGTAGCGCTGCTTGCCGCCGGCCTCAATGGTCGCTTGGTGGCGTGTCAGTTTCGTGTGGCGCTTCAAAAGGTCGCCAAGGTCTTGCTGCACCAGATTATTCCACCCTTCCGTGACTTCCTCGAATTTCGCATCCTTCGCCGTGCCCCTAAGGTTCGCCAGTTCGATCAGCATCGCGGCGTCCACCTCGCGCTCCTCTGCGAATGCCTTGAATTCCTCCCGCAGCGCCGCCATCGGCTTCTCCACCTCATCCATCCACATCTTCGTCTTCTTGACGTTGGTGCCGCCGAGTTCGGTTTCGTAACGCTCGCGTTCCTTCTCGAATTCGCTGAGCTTCTTTTGCAGCGCTGCGACCGCTTCCTCGTCCTTCACTGGCGCACGGCTTTCCAGTGCCTTGATCTTGGCTTCCAGTTCCGGGATGACGGACGCCTGCTTGCGCTTGAAGTCTCGGTTCTCGTACACAAGCGGCTTGAAGGCTGCCGCTTGCGCAGGAGACATGTTCTTAGTCGAGGTCTCGATGTGCTTGTCGAGTTCTGCGTCAGTCGATTCGGCGGTGATGACTTTGGTTTCCACTGGTGCCTCGATCTTCAGCGGCTTCTCTTTCACCACTTCACCGACTGTTGTTTCAGGCTTCGGTTCCGGTTTCTTGCCCGCCCGTTCGGCAAGCTTCTGTTCCAGATTTGTTTCGTCCGCGCTCGGGTCTGCGCTGAGCAGGCTCAGTACATCGGACAGTCCCGGCCCTCCGACTTGAAACTTGTTCGGACCCTTGGACAGTTCATCCGGCGTCGGTGGGGGCGCAAGCAGCGCAGTTGAGGGCGGCGCTGGTGTCGCGGCAGCAGGAGGCGCTTGCTTGGTTGCCTTGGCGGGTTTCGTGGGGGCTGGCAGTGTGGTAGCTGGCATAGGTCAGGATTATTTGGTTTTGCGTGAAATTTGTTTGTGAGGAGGCTCTGGATCGTCCTGCATGAAGGCCGCGTTCCACCCGTCGTATTCCTCCTGCCGTTCCGGCTGCTTTGGTGCCGCCGTCGCCAACACCCGCAGCGTCCGCAGTGTCGCGTAGCCACCCGCGCTGTAGGCTCCCATGCGGGTTGCGGCGGCATCGCTCATACTCTCCGGCATCCGCGGCTCCAGTGTCCGTTTCACCAGCGCCTCAGCTTCCCGGTAGATCGGGTTGTCGAGCAGTTTGGCGAGGGCTTCGTGGAAGCGTGGTTCGGTGCGGAACTGTTTGGGTGTCAGATCGGGCATGTCAGGTGAATCAATAATCCGGCGTGTGCATCGTGGCGTTTGTCACGATGTCGCTCTGTGAAGCTGGCGGTAGCGCTGCCGCCAGTTCGGCGTTGTGCTTGTTCACCTTGAGGGCAATGTCGGCGTCTGTCTTGCGCTTGTCGTTCTGAATCCGTGCCTGCACGTTTGCGACACTGAGCATCTGATCGGTCTGCGCCTTCCGCACCACGGCCTCCAGCTTCGCCTGCTCAGTTTTGATCTTCGCCACCTGCACCGGATCGGGCGTCTCCTGTTGCGCTGCTTCCTGCGCCTGCTCGTCCAGCACCTTGTGAAGCTGTCGCACGAACGTCATCCAGATGGCGGCGTAGTCTTTCAACGCTTTGCGGTACGCGCCATAGACTGCCGCTCGGGTCGGATCGCCGGACATTGCGGCGACGTGCTGTTCGCAGTGCGGGATCGCGATGCTGAGGAACGCGATGTACGGCTGAAGTTCCGTGATGTCGCCTTGTTCGCCATTGTCCCGCCAGTCTTGCAGGATTTGGATCGAGGATGCGATGTTCGGGATCGTGGGTGCATCTCCGTCCCCAAGATGCACCATCGCGTGAACCGTGTGGTTCTGTCCGGCTATTGGCTGAATGTTTCCGCCTGAAAAGAATTCCGCGTTCTCCATCTGCGCGTTCCACTGCTCATCGGATGGGCGTGGCTTCAGGGACCGACCTCGGTAACGAAGTGCATTCCTCAACCCTACTTCCTGCACGTCCAGATCGAACAGCACCCTCGGGCGGCCCACTTCGTCGTAGGTGCTGAGGCGAGACAACAGGCGTTGTCCGATGGCTTGCTTGCTTCCAGGTGATCCACCCCCAATGGCTCGCACCTCTTCAATGCGCTGCACCGACAGAATCATATCGACCGTGACTCCGTAGGCCGCGCATCGCTCCACGAAGTCCTGCACTTCCGGGTAGTCGCCGAACCGTTTCTTGCGCACGATCTCACTGGAGCGCCGCCACATTTCCCGAAATGACCTTCTTCGGGATCGGTAAAACATGTTGAGTGCGCCGGTGGACAGCACGGCCTCCAGACCTTGCTCGGCTTGTAGCTCGTAAGCCGTCCGCGCCTGCCGGTTCTGCTGAACACCTCGCGCCTGATAGCTTGGCGCAACGTTCTGCATCATCATTCGCATGTCGGCGGCGACCGGCAGGGTTGTGCGGGTATGATCCTGCCACTGATGCTCAACGAAATCAACCTCGTGCGAAATGACAGCGATTGGTCCGCTCATGGTAATCGGATCAACGTCCAACAAGTCGTTGTTTGTAGCTTTCAGGAATGTACGTCCAGTCAGCTTCACGTTGTCCAGCGTCGCGCAGGCCATCTTGTTCAACTCTTGGATGAACGGGAACATCTTGTAGCCGTAGCCACGAATCTGGTGATACTGCCCCACTCCTATGTTCAGACAGAATGCAGTGTAAGGATTTTGGCCTTTCTTGAACCGCCCCAGCTTCACGTAAAGGAAATCGTCCACCCCTTTGTCTTGAGGAAGCGTGTCGCGCTCGATGATGTGATGCGAAATGCTGCCGTCATACTCACGGCTCCATGAGTGGACGATTCGGACACGGGCAGCGTCGTGCTGATTCGCCCACAGGTCGTTGTTCTTCAACCACGCCGATACCTTGTCCCATTGGAGTGTCCAGTCCACTGGCAGCGGTTTGTCGCCGTAGATCGTCGCCCGCACCAGCGCCTTGCGGCAAGCCTCTACATTCCATCCCATTTCCTTCGCGGCACTCTCGTTCCTGATGCGCGAGTAGAGTTGGCTTGGCAACAGAGTTTCTTCGATCAGGAAAGTGTCGATGTGCTTCTCGGACGCCTTTGTGCCGCGGGGGATGTAGCAGTTTCCCCATCCGGTCGCATCCGGCATCCATCCGTCGTCGTCGGTATGGTAGAGGAAACCCACTCCATGCCGCAGGAACTCCACCGCGAGAAGCTGATTTGTCTTGTCAAACTCCTCATGGTCCCGCGCCATCTTTGTCCACTCCGCTGCGATCACGTCCTCAGCGTACTCGCGCTCTGCGTCATCCATCACGCCGATGGGTAACTCGACCGAGATCAATACCGGGGTATTGTCGTCCAGATCGTTGTACTGGGTCAATGCTTGCTGCATCCGCGCATCGCCTTCGCCGAGATTGATGTTGGTCCGATCCGCGTTGCCGCTCCGAGCCAATGAGTCCGCCGTGTAAGGCGGTTTTCCGTCCAGCGCGTTGTTGATCCCGTACCGCTGCATGGAGGATTTGGAATCGTCCAGCACCGCTTTCTGCATGATGTCCCTCAGCGCTTTGGCGGAACTGAGGCGACCAAGCTTTGGTTTCCCGCTCTCTGGAAACGGTTCCATCATTATGGAACCTGTGCTTGGAGTCTTTTTGCTCGGCGCTTTTGGCATTTGTTCAGGCGTTTGGACAGGAACGGAGATTCACCCAGCGTTTTAAGCACTTCCGATCCTTCAGGGCAAGCAATCTTTTGTCTTAGCTTTAGACATTCGATCAAGGTGCCGTCCTTGCAGCCGTGCAGCACCATCGCGCCGATCCGCACCTCGTGGTCAATCGCCTGTCCGGTCTGTGTGAATCTCAGTGTCACTTTGCTGCAACGGATTTGCAGTGGCTTTCCGGAACGACCGCTGAACGGACAAAGGTGATACCGGCCCGTGCTCCAGTTGTGCTGAATCAATTTCGTGTCACGGACGTGTGGCATGATGTCCTGCGAGATGGCGTGATCGAACGCGAATGACGGACGTAGATGCAGGCGTGTGAACTGTTCCAAAACTGGCGGATAAATGGCTGTGCCGACCAGATGCTCGCCGACTTTAATGCGTTCGTTTCCGACTACGTTGAAGGTGTCCTGAACGCATCCAAGGAACGGTTTGCTGAGGTCTTGGTTGTATAGGTCTGCCAACACGTCCATCCATCTGGCGTGCATTGGCGTGCAGTCCGGTTCAAAGAAGTACCACGGGCATCGCAGTTCCGGCACAGCGGCAATCATCTTGGCTGTCTCACGAAAGATCACGTTGGCGGCAGTTGGCCACGTCTGCTCGTGATCCTTGATCGTGACGGTTAAGGCGCGGGGCGGTTCCTGCCAGTCCATCGCCTTGAAGTGATCGACGATTGGCGCGCGTTTCTCTGGCGGCAGTTCAGATGACCAGACCAGCAGCGCCTTGTGGCGACCATACGGGCCGAGTGTCCTCATCCATTCGGCGACTTGCAGCGCCAGATGTGCGTCAACGGACGAGACTGGAAAGACGAGGAGCATTCCTTGTTACGCGCTAGTGGATGGAATTCCCCCGTTGGCGATGCAAGCGCTCGCGACTGGTTCTTTCGTCAACGCCTGCGCCTGCTCAAGTAACGCCACAGCTTTCGCCAGCAACTCCGGAATAGGGCGAAGGTTATCTCTGAGATTTATTCCAGCATACCAGTCATGAATCTGGCGCGTGATTGCAATGAGTGGCCCCATCGCCATTTCTGCCGATGCGGAGTGAACGGCCAGTTCTCGAACCTTGCATGGATCTCCGTCCATCGCGACGATTCCGGTTGCGTTTGGGTTGATGAAATCGCCGAGAACTCGGAGATAGAGTGGCTTGTACGGTGTCAGGTTTGGTTTCATAAATCAGTCTTCTTTCCTGCCTTTCATCCGCACGATCTCGTTCATGTTTTTGGAGATTTCATCCAAAGTTTTCTTCATGTCCCCACCGTGCATGGATGCACTCAGGCTGATCTGTGCGGCTGCCAGCCCCATCGAAAGGGCCGGATAGCCGTTGGGGTCGTTGATGTACTTCAGCATCACGATGTCGAGGTCTTTGAGGATGTCTTTGCAGAGCTGTTGGTTGTGTTTCATGTTTTGTTTAATAATCGAAGCCGTACTTTTCCTCCACCAGTTCTGCCGGTTGCCACTTGCCGCGTCTTGCGCCTGCCGTGACCGGCATCCGCGCATCTTCCAGGTTCGTCGGCACAGCTTCGCGGTCTGCCGCCTCGGCCTTGTTCTTAAAGGCATTCCACTGCGCTGCCGCGTGCAGGTTCGCGGCCCGCGAGACGGCGGCGCGGAACTTGAGCTTGGATCGGGCGTGGTCGAGGCCCATGAAAAAACTGTCTCCTTTGTCGGGGCTGCGACCGATTCGTTTCTTCATGGTGCGCTTCGGCTCCACCGCTCGCTTTCCTCCGGACGTTCCTCGCTTTTCCGGATCTTCCAGCCTCGCCATCATATCGGCGGCAATTCCCTTCGTGATGCCGCGCAGTTGGCCGCTGCGCAGGAAGTCTTGCCCGACGAACCACACCTCCGAAACCCTATCCGCGTACTGTTCCGATGCTGGTAGTGAGCGTGGCCCGCATGGTGTCTCAGAAGCGGAGTCTGCCAGACAGATGCCGTTCGGTGAACTGTCGCCAAGCTTCTCGCAAAGGAAACTCCCGAACGTCACACCTCCTCCGGTAGCGTCATAGACGATGTTAGATGGCATGGCATTGTGTTTCCGGCACAGGGCAATGAACTCATCCACTATCTGCGGCATCCGCTCCCGCTTTGGATCGCTTTCCTTCATCAGTTCCTCAACCTCCACCTGTAAGGTTTGCAATCCTGATTTCGACGTTCCAAACGAAAGGATGTGCGCTGGGCACTCATCCCCGCCGCTCGCCCATGACGGATCGCAAACCCCGATCTTCAGCGGCGGTATCATCCACTCATCGTCACGAAGCTTCGTCATGGACCCAGAATTCACGATCTCGGGTTCGGAATAGATGCAGCCCGTGACGGTTCCTTCTGGGCACCAGAATCCCTTCACCATGCGCCAGAAGTTCAGGCTGTTGGGGCCAAGTTCTGCGATGACCTTTTCGATGTCTTCCTGTGTCGGCAGGAACGCGAATATCTTTTTCCCGAGCGTGATGTTTGGAGACAACGTGAGGTCGAACCGGATCGCGATGCCGAGCCGCGTCTTCCAGCGCGTTGCTGTTTCGTCGATGGTCTTCCATCCGCCGACCGGCTCCGACAACGCGCCATGCGGATCGAAACGCGAGTTCGGGTTGCCGATGCCAATGAACTGGAATTCCGGGTTGGAACTGAGGTTCGAGGTCGCGGCCTCAATGAGCGCGTGCGACAGCTCTGGCAACTCGTCTCCGATCAGGAAGACGCGCGTGTTCTTGATGCCGATCAGCTTCCCGATGTTTTGCTTCTCCTGCTTGCTCTCACCGGCGATCAACGCGATGCCGGATCTTTCCGATCCATAGATTCGGTTCTCTGAATCGTACGTCCGTATGGTGCCGATGGACGAGACGAGTTTGCCAGGCATACCTGTAGCGGCGCGGAACAAATCCTCAATAGCCCCCCAGATGCGTTTGCGGCTTTCCTTGAGCGACGTGGACGTGACCAGCACCATTGTGTCGAGCGGCGCGGCCAGCCAGTTGACGATTGCCCACAGCGCAAAGAACTGCGTTTTCCCCGAGCTCCTGCCTCCCGACACCGACACGTACTGGTAGTTGCACGCCGCTTCCAGCATCTCCTCTGCCCACGGATGCCACACGAAGCCGTGCTTGCGTCCGTCGTCGGGCCACAGGATCGCCACGATCTTTTTGAAGTGCCCAGCCTTCCCGAGTCCGCCCTGTTCGGTCATGATTCCATGTCGGAAGCACATCAGTTCGACGGTCAGAATTTTGTCGGTGGGCCAGTCTCGGCCGTACAAGTGCATGTTTTTAAGCGAATATCCGATACAGTATTGCTGCGAACCATCCGCCGAATCCGAGATACATCAAAATCCACCAACAACGCCACTCTCTGTCTGATTTCGCCTGCCGTTTAGGGTCGAGCGAATAAAAAGGGTTTCGAGGAAACATCGCCGCGCACTTTGTCAGTTCTTGCGCCGCGCGTCAAGCACTGGTATGGCACTGAAATGCCTGACGACACAGAACCAAAGGACGCCACTGTTTACGAGGATGGCGACATTCGGGTGGCGATTTACACCTGTTCCCTCACCCATTCCTCAACAGCAAACGAAATCAACACCAGCTTCCGTATTAACTGGCGCGGCAACGGCGACAAGGGCACGATGGATGTGCAGCCTTGGGAACGTGCGGTCGAGACCGCTGAAGCCAAATTTGCCGAACTGCTGGCGAAGCGCGAGACAGACGGCCACTACATCGATCCGGTCTCCAAACTTCCGTCTGCCACCAAGCAGCAGATCCTTGCATGGGCCGGCGCGGTGCCGCTGGAACTCATGAATGTGCCGATCAATCTGTGGCCGACTGCCGCACGGGCGCGACTGTTGGCCATCACGACCGCGCAGGTTTTTGCTGTCACGGAAGCCACGAAGCCGAAGGATCTCAAGACGCTGCTGGACATTGTGAACATCATCGATCCTCAAGGTGCGCCACAGCCGAAGCAGAACGGGAGTAATGTGAACATCACGCTGCTGAGCGGCGCGCTTCCGCCGCTGAAGGTCGTGCGGGATGTAGCTGGCTAGCCTCGCTTCCAGCAAAACACGGGCGTCGTTTCGATGTCCTTCTGATTCTTCTGGATCGCATCCAGCGGGACATGAACAAGCAGGCGAAGATCGCAGCCACAATGTAGGCACGCCTTGAGCGCGTCATTGCTCGACGTTCGCTTGTTACCGATCAGGTTGAACAGCTTACCGGCCCATCGGCCAAAGAAGTTGGTGCATGACGGGCAACCGGCCAAGTGTACATCAGCGTTCAATGGACAGAGAGCGCACACAGCGGCACGTTGATCTGCAACCTCCTGCGTCACTGTTTCCTCAGAACGCCACCAATCCTTCACCGTATCAAAAAACTCGAAGATCGAGTCGCCGGTGATCAGCTTCTTGGCCTGCAACAGTGCCGGACTCGACTCGTCCACGTAGGCGCAGCACTTCGCCCGCTTCTCTGGCGGCAGCGCCCGGCAGCAGCAATCTTGAAACTGCGCTTTCGGATTGTCCAGCGCGATGCCGCGCGCGTTGCATTCCTTTAGCCACAGCGCCCATAGTTCTTCGTGCGAGTGGCTGCGCACGAGGTCGTCTGTGCCGGGCAAGTACGCGACGACGGGCGTGTGCATCGCGCTCACCCACCACATCTTCGTTTCTTCAGCGCCCACGTTTCGCCTCCCGTTGCTGCTTCAGTGCCAGCCACGGCTTCAGCAGCGCCTTCTCATGGTCGTCGGCCTTTTCCATCACGCGCTTCATTTGGTCGGCGCTGAAGTAGTAGGTGGACGCGACAATCGGCGGCAGCTTTGACAGCTTTATGGCGGTGCTGGCCTGCGCCTCGGTGATCTTCTTTTCACGAATCAGTTGGCGCAGTTCCGCGTAGTCGCCTTTCGAGGCCATGAGCTTCGCGTGCGCCTTGGCGACATTTTGCTCGTGCTTCTGCTCGGTGATGCTGCCAGCCGGGATTCGGGACTTGTTGATCTCGGACACCAGCTTCATGGCCGGTGTGTCGGTCAGCTTGCGCGGGGCCGGCATGACTCCAATCATCGGCGCGATCATTTTGGTTCCGCTCTCGCCGCGCTCTTGCAGCTTTTGCTCGCCCCGAATCCAGAACGGGACAAACGCCTTCGCGACATACTTGCCGGTCTGCGCGATCTGCTGCGCGGCGTTGTCGTCCTCGTGTCGAACTTCGACGCCGTAGTAGTCGCGGTTTTTGATGATGTCACCGATCAACGAAAGGATCGGATGCGCCTTGTCCACCAGGGTTGTGAGTGCTGCCTCTTTGTAGGCGATCACGTCCTTCATGTAGGTCGGCAGGATGAAGCGCTCAGGATTGCCGCGCTCGTCCTTTCCGCCCGTTCGGAATGCCCACCAGTCCTTGTCGGTCGGCTGTTGTCCCGTGAAGGCGTAGGTCAGCAGTCCGTTCAGGAGCGTCACTCCGACACCGAGCGAGATGGCATAAGCCACGCGATCCGGCACGTCGGATGGTAGCTTGCCGTCCTTTGCCCACTGTCGGAAGAATCCAATCATGTCCTTGAAGGCTCCGCCGAGTTCCGCGATCGTACCGCCAGTCCAACCGGGTGCCCGCACGACACCTTGCACGAAGTTCTTCGCTGCGTTGTGGGCGAACAGCCTGTCGTAACGGACCTGCCCAAGACGCGAATCCACGCGGTTCCACGCCTGACGGAATTGCGGTGTCAGTTCCTCCAGAGTCTTGCCGGGATTCTGCTCAATGATGCGGTTCGCCAGATGCGCCCAGACGCCCGCTTTCTGTCGCGGCACCAGTCCCTTCATCAGAACGTGCGCCATCAGTTCGGTGGCGGCGATGGGGCTGCGCAGTGCAGCGCGGACACGATGGCCGCTGAACCAGTCGCGTTCCATCTTGGCGTGCTGCTCGGTCATCAGGCCGCGTTCCATTGTGAATCCTCCGCCCGCCAGTTCGGTTGCGCGCACCAGCTTCGCCATCTTGGGGTCAATGACGGCATTCGGATCGCGCCATGCGTTCAGCAGTCGATTGCCAGTACTGAATGTGTCCTTCACGGCACGGAGGAAGTCGTAACCCGTCTGCGCCAGTTGGCCGGCAGTGCGGTTGCCGCGCAACACCCCGAACACGTCCTTGATCACATTTGCTCCTGCGGAGATCTGCGCCTCAGCGGTGGTGAATCCGGCATGGAAGGCTGAGCCAACGCCAAGCTGAAACTGGTTGAGGGCGTTTGCCGCCGCCATCCAGCCGGTAAAGAGTTTCCCGAAGTGCTGATTGTTGTAGAGCGAAGACGACAGGTAGTTGTTCAGCACGTCGCCCACGGCATTCGGGACGATCCGGCGTCCCATCAGCATCATGCCCGGCACCTTCACCTTCATGGTGGTGCCTTCGGGTGGAATCCCGTCGAGTCCGACATCAGCCGGGTCGATCTGGTTTCCGTCTTCATCCAAAAGTCTTGAGTTTTTACTCGTGACCTCGATCTCGCGCGGTCCCCACACGTTGCCGTATTTGTCGTTGAGGTACTGCCATCCTTCGGGCGGTTGCTCCGACAGGCGAGCGATCTGCATCTGGCCTTTGTCTTTGAGGTCTTTGATGACCTGTTGCGCCATGATGTGCCGGTCGAGTTCCGCCCAGCCAAGCTTCATGATGTCCACTGGATTGTAGCTGGCGGGCCGCAAACCGAACTCGAATGCCGTGCGAATGTCCTGATCAAAAACCTTCTGCTTTCGGAACGATTGCCGGCCAAGCAGCGGTGTCTTGGTGAGGTATCCGAGCGCGTCCTTGTCGGATGCTGTGCCGTTTTTCAGTGCCTCGTCCACGCGCGACTTCACCCATGCGCGCTGTTCTGGCAGCGTGTCGTTGACGCCCATTCCTTCCGGAATGATGCCTTCGGTGCGAGCTTGTTCCATCGCGAAATTGAAGGCTTTGCGGCTCTGCTCCGTCCAGATGCCCTTCATGTAGTTTTCCCGAAGGCTCAGGATCGGAGCATCCGCCTCATCCAACAGATCGATGCGTTTCCGGTCTTCACGCTCCTTGATGTCGGCCAGTTCCTTGAGCTTGCCGGTCTGCTCCTTGCCGGTGCTCATGTCCGACATGAACTGCACGCCTGGATTACTTTCCTGCGGCATGTTCTCGCGATTCACGCCCTTGCGCTCAAACAGTCGCCAGAATGGGTTGACCTGATCGTTCAGGCTTTCCTGTCGGTGGTGCATCTCCCCGAGTCGTGCTCCGATCAGTTCTGCCGCGGCCAGATGCTCAGGACTTTTAGTTGTCGGCGCGACCAGCGAGGCGATGCCGTCCTTCATGTCGCGCAGGATGTCGAGTCCCGGCGCGGCCAGTTCTTTCGCCTTCTCGTAACCTTCACGCAACACGTCTCCTGAAACCGCCCCCGCCTCGCTGCTGTTCAGCGGACGCAGCCTGCCGGGCGACGGTTCGGAACTGTTGCTCGGCATCGGCCTGTCCTGTGGTGTGGCGGCGCTGGGCAGCAGATGCGACTCCAGCGCCTCCTTGGCGGCAGCCTCGTCGAACTGGTGGCCGGTGCTGCGGAAGTGCTCCAAAGCGGCAGCAATCGCACGGGCGACGCTGCGGGTGGCCTTCAGGACGCCGATGGCGATGTCGATGCCGGTGTTCCAGATGGCGCGGAAGCTCGCCGGACTCATCAATGGAAAGATTTCGAGTTGTGCGGTTCCGTTCGGTTTCTTGCGGGCAGCTTCGAGGCGAGCGATAGCGCGGTCGATTGCGCCGGACTGAAGCTCATCCGTCAAAAGTTGGTGCGCTTCGTCAGTGTCGGTCGCTGAACCGTTCTTCACCACGTTGCTCCGAATCTTCTTCGCAAGTTCACTCTCCTGTCCGTTCTTGGCGACTTCGCCACGGTACGTCTCGCGCAACGCTGGCGTGATGGCGCTCTTGAGCGGCTTCTCCGAAGCGGGCGCAGGCGTCTCCACCACAGCCTCAGCTTTTGTTTCTGGCTGCTCTGATTTCAGCCTTGCGATTAGTTTTTCAACCGCAGCCTGAGAACGCTTATCTCCTCCGTACATCGCGTTGTTGTCGATGGCAACCGCGTCGGTGATTTTTCCGGTGTTGTTGTATGCACTGACCGCCGCCTTCTGCGCCGCTGTAAGCCCTTTTGTGGGCAGCGATGGCCCAGCCGCCGGAGCCTCAGCCTTCGGTGCTGGCGGCCTCTCTTCCGCCGCGAGTGGCTTCGGCTCTGGCTGCTCGTTCGCGCGCAGGTCTGAACTGTGTAAATCTTCCTTTGACTCAGATTGACCGGAAATTCTTGCGATCTGTCCTGAAAGATATCGCCCTTCAAATACTTTTGATCCGCCCATTTCCACAATGAAACCGCGCTGATCCTCTGGCGGTCGTTGTAAACCGTGTTCCTTCGCAATTTCATCGTGTCCCTGATTCCATTTGCTGCCAACCTTTAGGCCATTCGCTGTCTTGATCGCTGTGCTGATCACGCGCATTCCGGTTCCCGGAGACTCAGGAGGCAATCCGTCATTTGGGGCATCTACTTTCAAATCTTGCTTATCCGGTTGCCGCGCCGCGACCGGCGCTGTCGGCTGGGTGGAAACGGGTTCGCGATACGCCTCTGGAACGAACGCCATGATCTTCGCCTTCTCGGATGGCGCGATGCTTGGGTCGTTTCGGATTGCTTCCACGAAATCCTTGTTCTGCAAATCAGCGGGCACGAACGGCCATTTATCGTCCCATCCTTTCGCGCGCCGTTCAGCCAATGCTTCGTCCATCCATGTCGGTTTAGGCGCTACTTTCGGTGTTTCCTGCCGCACTTGCACTCCGACATCTTGCGGCGACACTTCTTGCAAACTTTTTCCTTCGTCTTCAACTGGCTTCACCTCCTTGGGTGTTTCGGTTTCTGTCTTCTTCGCAGATTCCTCATCCTGCTTCTTCAGCACGGCATCCGTCTCGGACTGCACGCGCCGCATCTCCGCATCGTAGGCTGCAAACGCTGCCGCCTCATGCGTATCGGCCAACGACCGCTCGGCAGCGGCGGTCTGTGGCATCCCTGTAGCTTCAGCCTGCGCGGCAGCGGCGCGCGACGCCTCAGCGGCATCCAAGTGCGGCTTGGCGGCTTCAGCGGCCCGTGCGCCGTGCGCGACGAGCCGCTGCGCGCCGTGCATGATGGCGTTCTGGAGCACGAAGGCGGGGATGCTGCCGCCGAGGTCTTCAGAGAACTTCTTCCAACTCATCGGCTTGCCGTGAACTGTGGCGTCATAGAGATGATCCGCCAGCGTCATGGCAAGCGCGTCGGTAGTGCCGCGGATGCCAGCCTGTGCGAGAATCTGCTTGGATGCCGGCAGGAAGCCAGCCGCGTCCACGGGCGGTTTCCAAGGAATCAATCCTGTTGCAGCGAATCCGAGTGCCGATCGGACGGCGGAATCGATCACGCTCACATCATCACGACCCTGCACGTACTTGGCGGTCGCGCCCTGCTCGGCTCCGGTGCGTGCGCCCTTAACTAGCAACGGCGCGACCCGCTCAACCAGCGAAGGAATGGCACGCTTGCCAGCCTGAGCGGCTGCCAGCAGGGCTTTCTCGCCCGCTTCCGTAGTGGCGCGACCAAGCACGCGGCCAGCGGCGTCCTTGACGATTCTGGACTGTGTGCCGCCGCCTGCCGCTGATACGAGGAAGTTCACCATTGAGGCAGCACCGGAAGCAACCGGATGCTGTTGGCGGTTCACCTCGCGCTGCAACTGTTCGCGAGCGTAGCCAACCGGATCGGCGTTCTGGTTGATCGCCTCGACTCCTGCACCTGCTGCCGCACCTGCTGCGATGTCGGCGGCAGCCATTCCTATTGGGCCTGATGGGATCGCGAGCGTCGCGGCACCAGCACCCGCAACGCCTGTCGCCAAGGCTGCTGGAAATCCGGCAGAAAGTTCGGTGCCGAATGATCCAAGCGCGCCTTCGGGAGACGGTGGTTTCGGCGTAAGCTCTGCGCGATTGATGCTCCGGTGAATGTCGTTGAATCGTCCGGTGATGGTATGAACCAAGCCGTCGAATTGATCGGGCGGCATCACGTCCTGATACTTCGGAAGTTCTGATTCGATGACGTTCTGCGCGTTGGTCGCCACTTCTCTCTGCCGTTCCGGTGTCAGTGTATCCCAAATCGGATTGCTCGCCACGTCCACCTCAGACAGAAACTCTGGCAGCGCCTTTCGGTAATCGAACGAAGGCGCTTGAACTGGTTCCTCGGTTGCTGATCCGTAGAGCGGCATGGCGAGGAGTTACTGTACGTCCGCCGCCGATTCAACGATCTTCGGCGATTCGGTCGGTGGCAGAATCGGCACTGTCACGCCGTCCGTAGTGACGTGCGGAGTCGGCACGCCGTTCAAGTCCTGCAAAGTCACGTCGTTTCCTTCGGTCAGATGTTGCGCGACCTGATCGGCAACGTCGGGATGCAGCCCTGCCGATGAAGCGGCGTCATGGAAGTTCGCCAGCGCGGAGTTGTAGCGTGCCAACGCATCGCTCTTGATAGTCTGCTTCACGGTTTCCTTCGCCTTTGCAATATCAGGTCCGAAGTCAACCCCCATGAATCCAGCAAGCCTGCCAAGACTTTCTGGCGTCTCAGTTTCGCCAATGATGGAAGCGTAGGCTTTCTCGGGATCAAAGCTCGCGTGCTTTTTAAGCGCGCTGATGGATTCGGCCAGATTGATCGTCTTCGCGCCTTCCTTGGCCTTTTTTGTAACGTCACTCTCAGTGCTGGGTTGTGCCCATTTCGGCATGAGCTTCGGAGCCTTGGACTTCACCGGCAACGCGACCTTCCGAGCTTCCGTCGCCTTCGGTGCATCCGAACCCCAAATGGCTGAGGTTGTGTCAGGCTTCGCGATCTCGGTTGCGGGCGCATCCGGCAGCACGATGCCGCTCTGGTGCGCGTTGTCGTCGGTGCCGTGATTTTCTAGATGGGTTTGGATTTGCTGCCGTTGCGCCTCAATCTCGTTCTGTTTTTCCGAGACGTAATCTGCCGTGGACTTCCCGGCCTTCTTGGCAGCCGCATCAAAATCGGCGCTCAGGCTGGAGTATTTCTTGTCCAGCTTGTCGAGGTTGGAAAGCTGGGCCTTGAGTCGCGAGGTCTGCTGCGGAGCCTTGCGGATGTCCTGCGTCTGCTGGCTTCTTGCGTTCGTCAACTCCTGCTGCATAGCCTGATGCGCGAAGCCGTCAAGCTGTTGCTCAATCTCCTCTGGCGTCATCGAACGCATGGCCTTGATTCGCCCCGCCGAATCTTCGTATCCCGGAAGAATCGGAAGGCTCGGATTGGCGATCATCGAAAGGACATCTGTGCGGGCCTTTTTACCGGCAGCGCTCACCCTGCCTTGAATGGCTGGCGTCATGGCAATGCCGCTCACGTCGAGTTCCTTTTGCGCCTTCTCTGTGGCGGTCATCTGACCCTTCGCATTCCACGCCAAGGCTGAGTTTGGATTGAGGCGAATCTGCTCCTTCTGTTCCGCAACTTTCGCGTCGTGCTTCATCATCATCATGTTGGATGAGACGAAGTTTCCATTCGCGTCCCTCACGACGTACGGAGCCTTTCGGATCGCGTCGTATCCGAGCACGCTTCCAAAATGTTCAAAGTCCTTGATGGATTCCTGCGCATCCTTCAACGCGGTATCAATCGCAGCCTTCCCAGCATTTGTCGCGGCCCCGTACTGATACTTCGTGCGAAGAAGGTTTACCTTCATGGCGTAGTCCGGATCGTCCGCACGTAGGTGCAGAAGTTCGATCCCGATGTTCGGGACATCAATTTCCGCCTGCCGTTCCTTGGCCCTCGCGACCAGCGCCTTCATGTAATTGGCACGCTCTTTCTCGTAGTCCAAGTCCATCTTCGATCCGTCCAAGAGCGCGCGGTGAGCCGCTATCTTGGTCCGCACTTCTTCCAGTTCCAGCTTACGCTTTTCAATCGGCTGCTTGGCGGCCTGTTCGGCGGCGATTCGCGCCTCGCGTTGCTGTGCCATCTCGGCAGCCCGATCCTTGTCCGCTTGATTGATGTCCTGAAAGCGCAACCTTGCCGCAAGTTCTCGCTGCTTTTGCGGATTGGCGGCGTCGGTGCTGTATCGAACTCCCATAAATTAAGAAGTCGGGATTCCGGTCATGTCTGGAGCCGGATAGCCGGGTGGAAGCGAAACTCGTTCTCCCGTCGCCTTGCGCTCTACTGGCACCGCAGACGGCAGCGGCATGTTTGATGTCGGCGGCGCAACTGGCGTCGCCGCTGGCAACGGCATTCCCGTGGCGAATCCTCCGCCTCCGTACTGTGGGGCCGACACAGTTCTCATGCCGCCTGAAACTCCCGCTCCAACTTCCGCTGCTGTATCGCTCGGCAGCACCCATCCGCCCTTTGGCGGGAATACGCTGCGCAAAATGTCCGCGCGGGCGGCAGGGTCGTTTTGCGCAGCCTGCCATTTCGCGCCGAGATCGGGACTCGCGCCTGCAAGATGCGCGCCCAACGCCTGATCAAGCGGCCTGCCCATCTCAACCAGTGTTCCGTTCGCGGCTGGTGCGGCGTACTGGCCGCTGGCGTTTGTGTAACCTTTGCTCGCATCGTTCGGATCAACCACGTTCCATTGCGTGACCTCATGGCTTTGTGGAGCGAACAATGAGTCCCAGTCCTTCGTGGGAGTCATCCCCGGCGCTGGAGCGGCGTTCAGATCGCGGTACTTTCCGGGAATGTTGTTTCCTTCGGCGTCTTTGTTCGCACCGTCGCGATCCTTTTTTGGAATGGCGCTCTGATCTCCGGGTACGTTTGTCGGCTGCGCAAGGGTGATTCCAACGTCCTCTGGAAAGTATCCATGCTTGTCGGCGAATTCCTGACGCGCCTGATCGCGCTGCGAGAAGATCGGTCTTTTGTCGGCATCGCGCCCGGCCTTTTTGAGTGCGTAGCCCCTTGCGGATTCGGCGCGATCTTGTCGCTTTAGATCGGCATCTATGCGCTTGTCGCCCGCAGATTGAGCAGGCTTGTTCGCAGCGGGCTGTGGATTTGCAGCAGGTGCAGGAGGATTCGCAGCAGGCGGCGCAACTTCATTTCCAGCATCTGGCACAACCGGCCTTTTGGGCACGGGCATTTCCGATTTCAGTTTGTTCCACACCGCATCGGAAACTCCGGGGGGTCGTTCCTTGTCGCGAGCATCGAATGCCGTAAGTGGCTTTGTGATGTCACCGCGCGGCTCAGAGATAAATGGCGATACGCTCGCGGTCGATGCAGTATTCTGTGCTTGAGCAGGTGCTTTCGGCACCGGTTGCGTTAAGGTTTTAGGGGAATCGGCAGCATCAATCGGCCCGTCGTGAATTGGCTCGTTTAGCGCCGCGATGGTTTCGCTGTCGAGATCGCCAGTCGCCCTCTGTTGATTTGCACCCCTTGCTTTCTGAAGTCTGATGATGGCGCTTCTGGTTGCTGCATCGAGCTTCCCGTGAATCGCGCCTGTGTACCATCCATAGGATTTCAGCTTCTCTTGAGCGTCCTTGATGGCTGCTGTTGATGCTTCTTTCGCCATGTCAGTATCCTCCAATTATCGGATCGGCCACCGCATCCGCGATGCTGGGAAGCTTGGTTTTTAGTCTGGGTCCGGCCATGTCAGTATCCTCCCAGCGTCGGATCGTTCAGTTCATCCGCGTTCAGGATGCGCGGGATTCTCGTATTCGCGGGACGAAAATTGCTGGCCTGCCGACTCAAGCGGCCCAGTGCTCGGTTCAGCGCCCTGTCGGCCCGCTCGTCATCGGTGCCGCGATACTGCAAGTGCAGCAGTGCGTCCTCCAGAGCCACAAAATTGTCCACGAAAATGAAGTCGTTATCGAGTTCCGCCTCCACGAAGCGCAACCGCAGCAGGCACGAAGCCGTGTAGGTGTCGGTGTTGTCGGGAGCGACCGGAGCCTTGTAGCGGCGGTAGTTCGGGTTTTTCTCGCTCGGCTGGTACGCGGCGACCAGATGCTCGTTGGTGGCCGGATTTGGATCGCCTGGGTCAATGGCGTAAACCGTGATGACGCCATTGGTATTCGGCTTCACCACCTGAGTGATTTTAGTGAACGCATTCGTCGTCGTGACGCTTCCGGTCGCGGCCAGCAAGTCCACCGCCTCCCCTGTTCGGATGTTGGTTCCTGTGGTTGTGCGGATCACCCTGCCGTCACCGTCGAGTCCGTAAATCTGAAGGATCGATTCGTAGATTTCCGTCGTCGGACTGGCGTCAGTGTAGAACTTCAGCAGGCATCCTGCCGCGTTGATGTCGCGCGGTTCACGGATGCAGCAGTAGCCGTCCCCCAAGTCCACGATCTGCCCCACAACATTCGGGTCCGTGGCCCCAGTCATTGATCCCGGCCCAGCGGGGCTGTACTGGAGCCACGGATCGCGAATCAGCAGCGGGTTGGATGACCGAAGGATGCCGAGACAGGTCTGGTAGTAGCGAGGAAGCGTGAGGATGCCGCCGTAAATCGGCAAGTCGTCCTGTAACAGTGCGTCCTTGAGCTTCGTGTCGGTGATGAGGACTTCGCAGGCGGCGTTAATTTGGTCGGCCACCAGATCCGGATCGAGATGCGACTGCTTACGAAGGATCTTTTGTTTGGCTTGTCCGAGGGTGAGCATTCGTCGATGAATAATTCATGGCGACGCGCGGGCCGTGTAGCTGCGTACTTGGTGACGAGATTACGGAACCGGCGCAGGAGTGTCAAGCGGTCAGTTTCAGCTTCACGTCCCACGGCCTCGGCTTCCCGAAAAAGCAAACAACCTTCACCTTCTTTTTGTTGAGCGGTTTGTCGTAGTCGAGTCCCTTCAGCCAGTTGAACCGATAGCTCGTCACCTCTCCGGGATGCAAGTCTTGCCATGTCGCGACGGGCGGCATGTAGGTGTTCCAAAAATCATCGTCGCCAGCGAATTCCTCAATGTGCTGTTCTGGATTCTGTGTCCACCGCTCCCAAGCGAGTTGCCGTTCCGTTGGATGCAGAAGCATCATGCCGCACTGTCTCGGCTTGTGATCTGCGACTCCTTTTCGGAACTGTTTCAGCACGACCGTCTCGGGATGCGCGAAGTAACCATCCGGAAGTTCCCGAATCGTTGTGTCGAGATCGATGTAAAGGAATGGGCTGTCTGGAAACACTGTCGGGCGGAACATTTCCATTTTGCTCCACCATCCCGGCCAGCCGTGCAGCAACGGAACCACGTTCAGTTTCGGAAACAGCTTCGCATCGAAGTCAGTCATCAGTGTGACGTTCGCTTTTCCGATCTGCTTCACCATGCGGTGAACGTGCTCTGGCTTTAAGTCGCCTCCGCTGCGGAGAACCAGAACGACGTTGCGTTCACCGATCTTACTTTGTTTCTGCGCGAGCGTTTTCTTTGCCGAACCGCGCATGTTGTGCAGCTTCTGTCGCCAATGTGGGATGTCGCGCTCGCACGCGGCGATCACATCCTCAATGGAACGATGCGGCATGATGCCGGCGAGTCTTGATTCCGGGTTGCTGACAGTGAAGCGCACGCCCTGTGTGGCAGCCTGTGGCACGAAGTCGGCGAAGAACTTCACTGTCTCATCATGAAGGAATTTGTTCTCTGCGCGCTCCTGCTCAGTGAGGTAGTTTCCGTCAGCGTAGTCGCCTTTCGCGTGACTCAGATCCACCCCCACCAACGCAATGTCGCGGATGCCGAGCCAGAGGGTGAACTGCAAGGCTGACAGCAGGGAGTTCTTACTCTCGTAGAAGGTGCTGCGCTCACTCCAGTCCCACACGTTGCCGATCTTTCTCAAGTCGAGGAAGCAGGTGTTAATCAGGTTTACCAGCTTCACGCCTGCCACCTCACAGTCACCGATTCCGGCGCGCATGATTTTCGGGAACGGCTCGAAAAACAACGCCTGATTGAAGTTTTCCGGCGTGTCAACGCCATGCCAGTAATCCGGCTTCAGGCGCGGGTAGGTATTGTTCACACCGATCACGATCCGTCCAATTCCTCGCAACCTTTCCACTGGTTCGTGCGCGAAGCTCGGGCCGTTACACGCGATGATGCCCTGCACGCCAAGATGCGCGTTGTGTAGGTTGAACGGGCGCAGCCGAGATCCGTTGTATCGCCAGAGCATTACGGGCCGTAAACGGTAGCGGACTGAGATACCCCATCCCAATCAATGTAGAAGATCGTGAATCCTACTCCCGGCGATGAACCGCGCGAACCTTTTGATCCTTTGGAGCCTGTTTTTCCGGTGTAACCGCTGTAGCCTGAATACCCAGAATAGGCCGATCCTCTTGAACCTCGCGAGCCGCGTGATCCGCGCGATCCGCTGAATCCAGAATACCCTGAGTAACCAGAACCGGTCGCGCCTTGCTGCCCATCATTACCGTTGCCGGGCACAGGGCCGAGCGGCCATACCTCGTACAGCGGCTTCGGCGCAAGCGGCACGATGGGTCCGCCGAGCGGTTTGCTCGGAGGCGGCTGCATCTTCCATGACGGATTGATTCCTCGAACCGCCTCAGCCAGCCCGTCCATCGTGATGGCGGGCGGGTTCTTGCTCGGCTTCGGATTCGGAGCGCGCTGCATGTCCCTGAGCTTGTCCAGCGCAGATCGCTGATCCAGCTTGTCGAGCGCCTTCTGCGCGTCACGTGCGTTCTTGCGGATCGCCGCCTTCTCAGGTGTCCATTGAGCGTCTGGCATCGGTTAAGGCGGAACGGGTTTCGGATACGCGACGTAGATGATCGTGAATTTCCACAGCCGATGATTGTAGCGTTCGTGCTTCACCGCCGCCACAATGTAGGTGTCGCCATCGGTCGGCACGACAGGCGGCACGGTAGCTGAAATGGATGGCGTGTAGTAAATCCACTCAGCCGCACTGGCCGGAATCGCCACGTTAATGGAAGCTGCGGGATGGATGGTGGCGGGAATCGTGAAGGTACGCTCATTCGCGATGGCGCGGCCACCACCAGCCTTCGCCAGAATGGCAATCGCGGTAATGGCCTGCGGCGAGAACAGCGTTACCTTCGGAAGCGCTGCAAGGAACGCCGTGTCTGTCGGATTGGAGGTGTAGCGCTCGAAGAAGGAAGCCGGACATGGCCCTCGGTATCCCTGCTCGATCTGCGCTTCCAGCGCCACGTCTGCCGCAATGGAGTCCCCGTCTGCCACGTAAGCGTGATACCATGTCAGGTCGCGAAGGCTGTCCGGCCAGCTATACTCGTATGTTCCCAGCGTGTGGATGTCCTTGCTGCCGTCTTGGTGCAGCATCCAGTCCAAGTCAGCAACATCAGCGGATGAAACGATCCGCACACTCCGCAGCCCGTCCATGCCCATCGGCTTGTACTCGATGGAAACGCCATCACCAGCCGCGATCATCTCAGCGGTCAGTAACGCAGCGGTGGCCGGCACGGCTGACTGCGCGACGATCTGTTTCGTGATGCGTACTGCCGTGAAGGTCTGCTGATCGAGGTCGCTCTCGGGAATCAGCGGCCCATAGACCGGCTCGTAGATGCGGGTCAGCGCAACGATCTGGCCCTTCTCATTCTCGTAACTCTGATCCAGCAACTTGACGAAGTAGCCGACCGTCATGGTCAGTCCCGAATGCGATCCGGTGGCCGCTTGGCTGAGCGTCAGCGTCGTGGTGCTGTCGATGCTGACAATCGTGGTGCCTGCCGGGATGTCGGTGCCGGTCACGAGTCCGCCCGCGTACCGGCCTCCGGTGCTCGCGACCGTGAGGCTGGTGGTGCCGTGGGTGGAGACGCCTGTCAGCGTTGAGGTGAGGCCAAAGGTGCCGGCAGTGAAGCCGATAATCGGGCAGATGTCGGACAGCGGAGTTCCGAATGCCTGTGACGTATTGGGGATGCGCCATGTAATTCTTGGCCATGCAGTCAACCCAAATGGCGTTTCGATCCGGTAGCCGAATCCATGCGCTTCCGCAGCGTCGTCCTCGTCGGACAAATCCGGGATGTGCTCGAACACGCGCTTCACTCGAACGTAAATCGAATCGATCCTCGGGTCGCCAGTCTGCTCGGTCAACTGGTCCGATTCAATCAGCGTGGAATCAGGAAATACAGGGTTGCCTTCAACATCCAGTTGCGGATCGGCAGTCCCAAGTGCCAGCGGCCCGTCTCGCAGCCAGTCGTCTCGCCGCATGATGTAGGTGCGTTCAATGCGAGGGAATCGCGCGGGTCCGTAAGGCGCGGAAACCTCAAAATTATACGAGTCCTGATCCGTAAGGTCTTTGGTGTAAACCAACAGCATCCAGCCCACGCCCACCGAGTCGTCAGGCTTGATCAGCGACAGGATGTGCTCGGGAAACTTGACGGTATCGGGATGAGCCTCGCCGTACTCGGGCGGCTTCGGCCTGCTCGTGATCGTGTCGGAGTTCAGGTACCGATAAACGAAGAAGTCCGCGAGATTCTTCGTGCCGTATCCCGCCACGTAGCTGACGCCTGGAATCGGCCATTGCTGTTGCGTCGGAGGTGTCGGCATCGCCGTGCCTGTAGCCGAGATGCAAGGCTGCGTCAATCCACGAATTCGCGACGCAGCGCGACAGTCGGCTTCACGCGGCCCGGAAACCGAACAGCAATCGACTCCGATGCATCGTTTCGTCTGATGCCCGGCCACTGTTCCTGCACTTCGGAATCGTCAGGGCGCAGGACTTCGACTTCCGTTCCTGCCGGATACATCACTCCGCCAAGCTTGCCGCCATATTTTGTCCTGAGTGTCATGATGAGGAAATTGGACTGGCGCAGGAATTGGAGTCCCGTGCACCAGCATGGCCGCAAAGCCACAGCGTCCCGTTACCAGATGCGTGCCGCCGCGTCAACGCCTCAGTTTCAGGTTGACGCGGTTGCGGTGGCTGTGCAGAGTTGCGACAGGTGGACCTGCAAGTGGCCATCGGGATAAAATCCGAGACACGGGCAGGCGTTAAGGCTTACGGTGAAACGCCGTTATTGAGCCGAGCCGCAAGCCGCCTCCCTAATCGCGGGTTAATTCATCGGCAGAAATCTGGCCTCATAATCCGGAAGTAGTGGGTTCAATTCCCACACCCGCAACCCCTCTGCGAACTTCCTTGCATCCGCCGCCGTTGCGACGAAGATACGGAATGATTACTTCGCTGCTGTTCATTTTGCTCTACGCACTCGTCGCGCTGCTCTGCCTCCTGCTCGTCTTCTACATCGTCGAGCTTTTCATCGCCATCCCGCCGCAGATCAAGAAAATCATCTACGCCATTGTCGGCGTCCTGCTGCTCATCCAGATCGTCCAGCTTTTCGTGGGCGGGTCGCTCTGGTTTCCGCTGCCGATGCGCAGGTAGCGCTGCTGGTGTTCCTGTTTGCGGCGCTCGGCATCAGGCTGCCGTGACGGTCAGTAGTGGATTTTAGGCGTCATCTGAGGTCCGATTGAAAAACTCGGATAGGCGCGGAGGAATTCTTGCGGGTTCTGTGCGCGCTGCATTGCTCGCCACTGTTTCCTCGGCATTCCTTTTGGTCGTCCTGCTGAATTTCCGTTTTTCATCTTCGCCCTAGCCTGATCGCGAAGCTCCTGCCATCGATCCTTTTTCCGGATCTTGTTTTGTCGCGGCTTGGACATGAAGTTGTTGGCGTAACGGTCGCGCAGCTCAGCAGCATCCAGTGTGTCTGTTTTGTGCCGATGAACCATTCGGTGACAAGCGTGGCACAGCAGCACCAAGTCCTTCAGGATCGTGTCGTACGGTGTTGCGCGATACTTCCAATGGTGACACTCCAGTTGCCTGTCTGTGCGGCAGATCACACAGGCGCGTTTGTACCGCGACAGGCATTGGATGCGAAGCTGTTGCCAGTGGTCGGTGGTGAGGTATTGCTGGTACTGCTGGGCGTTCATGGGATCACTTAAAACGAAGAAAGGAAAGAACAGGAAAAGCAAAAGCCCCCCCGAAAAGCTGAGCCGCTACCATGCGGAAAAGGAAAGAAAAAAAGAAGGAAAACCAGAACACCGCCACAGCGATGCTCGACGTTTTCGCTCTTGCTGGTACGCCAGTCCTGCCGATCCCGTTCCTGCCAGCGAACATCATCGCATTCAGGGCGGGGTAGAACTTAGTTACCCTCTACGCTTGGGCTGGCTGTAGCGACGCCCTTTCGCCGGGATTTACATGACCGGCAACGTGGTTCGTGCCGTTCCCTGAATTGTGATCTGAACGCGGCCTCAACGCCAAGCCATTGCCCTAGCCCGGCCACTGAGCGCTCAGTGTAGGCATCGGATCGCCGTGGGAATTATACCCACCGCCAGATCACAATTCAAAGAACGGATTTGCATTGGCGTCATCCAAGTCGTGCCCCAAAAAGAGGGAGTGCCGTACAAAGAGAAAGCCGCAGCGCGATTAGGGCGGGCTGCGGCTTTTCTACAGGATACTCGTCCTGCTAAGCATCTGGCTCGGGCCTTGCGGCAGTTGCCAAAGTTAAGAAAGTCTTGTGTTCGCGCCCTAATCGCGATGCTGCAAAGAACTGCCGTCACTCTGCCTCACGCACCGCACCGGCGCAAGCATTTTCTCAGAAAAGTTTCGGCGCGCTATTCTTCGTCCCCGTAATCACCGCCCCAGCGGTCTGTGTCATCGCTGTCGTCGTCCAGCACCGCCTTGATGAGCCGATGCTGCTCCACCTGCAAGACTCCGATGGCCGACGCCAATGAAAGCTGGAACTCATGGCAGTAGCGCGTCACGAGTTTTGAAAGGTCCGCCTCGAAGGCGATGATTTGTTCGCGCTCAGTCATGCGGTTGCCGTTTCTAGTCTCTTTGCGCCGATGAGCTGCCGCTGAATCCAGATCACCTTGATGACGGTCTTGCCGTTACCGCTGCGCTGGTGGCGAAAGTGTCCGCGACGCCAATGAATGCGGCGGTGCCCGTGCTCGTTGTCGCCTGCGTCGCCGATAACCGCTTCTGGCTTCCGATACGCGCGGCCAATGAAGTTCGGACTCCACAGTTCGCACTGCTTTTTCTTTTTGTGCTCCTTTGCTTCGCGGACCTGAACGCCGGTTTCAATGAACTCAGGGCACGCCAGCATCCCAAGGATCAGTTGCAGCGCCGACTTCGGAATGCTCTTGCTCGCGAACAATTCCTCCTCGGGATTCATCGCCTCTCCATCGTTCTGTCCGTAATCCAATCCGAACCCGTGAACGGTTGCGTTTGAAGCTTCGGAAATTGCGGTGCTGTCGAGCGGACTTTCCCAAGTGAAAATCTTCCCGCTGGATGCGAGGGCTACGATGATCATCGTTTCGCGTCTCTCGTGAACGGGCCAGTTTGTGATGATGGATTTTTGCAGGAACGGATTACTCCACAGCGGTTGTTCAAACGCATACGTGCGACCCGGTTCAGTCTTGATGACCGCCATCAGGTTGATGTGCCCGCATGGGCAGAGAAGCATTCCATGAGGCAGCGCAAACAGCATCGCCGGAAACGGCCACGGCATTTCTTCCATCGAGAAGTCAGCCGGAAGGTCTGTGTTGATGAGCGATTGAAACAGGTCTGCCGCCACAAAGAATGTAGGCACCTCAAAATCATTGAGCGCCCGGATCGCCTTCAGGACGGTGCCTCCCGTGTCGCGACTGAACGCAGTGCGATCAACAGCGTGTTCATCGGTGAACTCCGGTCGTGTATCATTTTGAAAGATTTGCGGACTCGCCACGGTGCGGCGTCTGTGTCAGACGTGAGGGATGAACACGAAGCTCAAGGGTAAGAAATTCGATCTCGCACAGCTCGGAAAAGCGATTGTGGATGCGGCGACCAAGCCCGCGAAGAAGCGTGCCGCGCGGAAAGTTGCAAAGCGCTGATTCGATTCGATCTCAGCGATCCCACTTGTTCGGCTTCATGACCGATAGGAACGGCAGCCACAGCAGCACCAGAGGCGCTACAAGGATGGTGACGAGGGTTTTCACTTGTTCGGAGACTGCTGCGCCGTCAGCCGCTTGGCGAGCAGGAACAGTCCGATGGCGACTGCGGCGCCGATCGCAACGACGATGCCTTGGACGAGTTCGGTGAAGTAGCCGGTTGAGTGGTACGGATGGAAGATGGATTGCGGGACAAACTTCTGGCCGTGTCCGTCCGCGACCGCTGTGCCGTCTGGCGTGACGGTAAAGACCAGAAAGGCCAAGCACGCGTACCACGCTGTCCACAGGCCGGCCACGGCGGACACGATGTAGCAGCAGACTGCGAGAATCAGGCGGAGCGGTTTCATGCGGCAACTACCTCGCGAGCGTCAGCGGCATCAGGGTTGATCCGGATTTGCGCCAAAGCCAGAGTGGCACATCTGCCGGCACCGCAAAGTTGAGCATCTGGCCTCGGATGAAATGAGACCTGACAACTGCCACAACCTTGCCACTGGCATCAATCACCGGGCCGCCGCTTGAACCGGGAGAGATGGCAGCGGTGATTTGCAGCATCTCATGCTCATCCTCATCCGTCCGTGTTCCGGAAACGATCCCTTCCGTGATTGAGAATTCAAAGCCCAGGGGATTGCCGATCACTGCAATGCGGGTGCCCGGAGCAACGCGGGTTGCATCGCTCAACTCTAAAAACGAGTGGTTTCTTCCGCCAGTGGAAAGCACCGCGATGTCGTAGTCCTTGTGCAGAGCGATTGCACCAGCCACGTTGTACACATCGCCGTTGATCGTCTTCACTGTGGCTGTGTGCGCGCCCTCCACCACGTGAAAGTTGGTCACCAGCAATCCGTCCTCGGAAATGAAGAAACCGGATCCGGTAGCGGTCTTTCTTCCAAATACGTCAAAGACAGAAATCCGCACAACCGCTCTGCTCGCGTCTTCAAAAATGCGCGCAGTGTCGAACGGTCGCGACGGCTTCTCAGCGCGGACAGGCGCAGGCGTCTCGGCAGCCGAAGCGGTTTCCTTGACTGGCGTTGCGTTGTTCCCCGAGTCCTGCCGCAGCGCTCCGATGACCAGCACTAGGGCAATCAGTCCGCCAGCAACCCAGCAAGCAATCTGCACCCGCTGATTCAAGCGTTCTGCGGGAGGAGTCTTTCGCAAAATTACCTTCGGTACTCTTCTCATGGCATCTGTGGTGCTCTGAAAACGAGCGGCGCGGTCACCGCATCCCGCCGAGGCACCTGAGAGAGCCAGCACGGTAATGACAGCGACCGCGCCTATCCGGCGCGATGGCTGCAAAGGACCGTGCGTGAAAATTCTCAGGTTTTCGGCGGGCCGTTCGCAGAACGCGAAATTGAATGTTGTTGTCCGCTGAAATCAGCCAACGCAAGCGGTTGCGTCAACACAAGAATCACTGGAAGCGCTTGGAGAGATTCGTTCGGCTTTTAGCGTCACGTTTTTGGGTTGCGAAAAGAGTTGCAAAAAAGAGTTGCGTAGGTCCGCAACACCTGTATCATGCCCTCATGAACGAAGACGATTTTGACTCTCAGATTCAACGCGACATCACTGCGATGGAAACGGAATTACGCGACCTTCAGCGCGCACTCGATGCAGCACGAACGTATCGTGCGCTCCGTCGCAAAAAGGGCGGCGTGAAATCGCCGACCATGACCCCCGATCCGATGCTGCCGCTGACTGCAAATCACACAGCGAAGAACGGCAGCAACAAGAAACAGACCGCCGCGAAGGCGATCCGCGAAGCCATTGCATCGTGTGCGACCGACTACACGGTTTACGATCTGGGGCGCATCCTCGCGGCGCGCGGCACGCCAGTTGGCCGGCCTGCACTCTCACAGTTCCTGTCCCGGCTTTTGAAGGACAAGGAAATCACCCTCAAGACTCCGGGCAAAGGTCCGAAACCAAACGTCTTCACCAAGGAGGTAACAACCACGTAGAAAAAGCGAACCCGGCGAGCGCTGAAACGCCTGCCGGGTTCTAATTGTCGTAGTAGCTCAATGGATAGAGCACCTGTCTGCTAAACGGGAGGTTGCTGGTTCGAGACCAGCCTACGACGCAACTAACAAACCAGCGGTTGCCCGCCAGCCTGCACATTGACACGCGCAAGGTAACGACGGGACCGCTTAAAAGCAAGCACAAAATCCCATGAACAAACTCGACCGTTCCAAGCGCGCGCAAATCCTGCGCTGTCTCACTGAAGGCACTTCCATTCGTGCCGCTGCACGCCTCACCGACTGCGCGATCAACAGCGTGGTGAAACTCCTGATTCAAGCGGGCCGCGCCTGCACGGAGTATCAGGATCGCACACTCCGAAAACTCAACTGCCAGAGGCTGCAACTCGATGAGGTTTGGAGCTTCGTTTATTGCAAGGAAAAGAACGCCACTGCGGAAGAAAAAGCCGCTGGCGCTGGCGACGCGTGGACGTGGACGGCACTCGACGCGGACTCAAAGGCAATCGTCGGCTGGTTTGTCGGCCCGCGCAACGCGCGCTCGGCATTCCATTTCATCGGCGACCTTGTTGATCGGATGGCTTCGCGCAAAGTGCAGATCACAACCGATGGATTGAGTCTCTACGTCAACCCCGTGCATTCGATGTTCTGTGGCGAGGCCGATTACGCGCAGTTGCAGAAAATCTACGGCACAGAGCCGATGCCGTCTGGCCGATACAGTCCCGCGCAATGCATGGGGAGTCGTCGCGCTGTGCTCAACGGCAACCCCGATCCCGCACATGTTTCAACGTCCTACGTGGAACGCCAGCATTTGACGCTGCGCATGAACAACCGCCGCTTTACGCGCCTCACGAACGCCTTTTCAAAGAAGCTGCAAAACCTTGAGCACTCCGTTGCGCTCTACACGATGAGCTACAACTTCTGCAAGATTCACAGTTCGCACCGCGTCACTCCCGCAATGCAGCTTGGAATTGCGGATCACGTGTGGGAGACAGAAGAGATCGTTGACCTGATTGACGCTCTCGAAATGGCTGGAAATTCAAAATGATACACGACCTAGAAATCAATGATGTTGTGAGAGGACAGGATGCTGACAGGAGGAAGATCGCAATCAACCAGAGCCATCCCCACATCTTCGGCATGTGCTTGCAGCAATGGCAGGCGCGTCGTAACCAGCATCTGGCAGTTCATGTAGGCCGCCTCCACCAGCACACGGACATCTTGGCGAGATCCACCAGGCAGGACATTTCTTGCGAGGATTTTGCTCACGTGCATTTTGGTGACTGCTTTTTGAGTGTCCGTAAATGCCGGGCAATCGCAATCACTGTCCTCAATTTCTTGCCGCACCAATCTGGCTCGTTCGCGTTGTTCCCTGTCTGCTGATTCCGTTTCTGTGGCTGCAATCTCCACAAGAACGGATGGACAGATGATGAGATCGAGCCGGAGTTTTTTCCGGAGAACTTGGATTGCTTTCGTGTGATGCGAAATTCCAAACCGCTCCGCAAACAACACTTTCGTGTCAAGAGCAGCCCTACGCGGCTGTTCTTGGGCAAGAGCCATTTTCGGAACGAGCGTAGTTTTCCAACTGCGTCAACTGCTCATCGGTGTAGTCGCTGAGCCGCTCACGAACTTCGTCCAATTCGGCTCCGATGGCGCTCTCAAAAGCTTCTTCTGTTGGTGTCGTGTTCATGGTGTCGTGTTCTTAGCGAACAGTTCGCAAATCCTGCGAACTGGCGCAAGTAGAATGTAACATTTTTGTTTAAAAAAACTTTAAATTACCTCTGAAACAGTCCGAAAACGTCCCACAAAAGGTCCAAAAATGTTCCAGAAAAACTCCACTCTGTGAGAGCGGTTTTTTCCAGCGAAGAGAGATAGAATTTTGAGGCACGGCAACCCTCCATTCAAGCAGAGCCCGTTCCAAACGCCAGCACGTTTTACAGTCCACCCGTCGTGTCGTGCATCGTGAGCCGCTTTCCCTGTGCCTGTTTCAGTCCGGCAACCGTGCGTTCGCCGTCCGTTTCCTTCCGGCTGTTCCAGCGGAAATCGAACTCCGCGACGTAGCGCCCAAGGTGCTTGCGCGAGATGTGATGGAAGTTTCCGATCACGCCACGGCGCAAAAGCGAGAACGAGCTTTCCGCGTAGTTCGTGGAAACAACTTCGCCGTCCGGCTCGGTGCGCTGGTATTCGCGTTTCCCGCCAGCCTTTCCGTGCGTCACGAATTTGTGGCGGAAGTCCGCGCCGAGTTTCTTGTATCCGGGATGCTCGTCCGTGTGAATGGTGGAACCCGCCGCCACGTGCTCACACACGGCTTCGCGCAGGTTCTTGCCCGTCACGATCTCGGAAAGCACAACGGAGCGGCGCTTGCCCGTCTGGCGCTCTACTAACGCCACGACGGCAGACTTTGATCCACGGCGGAATCCCTTGCCCTTCGTTTTCGGACCGTAGTAACACTCGTCAACCTCTACCATACCGTTCAGTTTTCCATCGGGAGTGACATCGGCCAGAGAGTGGCGGATGCGATGGCAGAGAAACCACGCGGACTTGTAGGAGCCGAGTCCAAGGTGACGCTGCATCTGCTTTGCGCTCATTCCCTTTTTCGCACCGCTCATGAGATACCAAGCGATCAACCACTTATCGAGGGTGATGTGCGAGTCTTCAAAAATCGTTCCCACCGTGACGCGGAAAGACTTTTTGCACTCTGCGCACTGGCGCAAGCCGACACGGATTTTCTTTTCTTTGTTCGCCGTGAGCTTCCAAATTTTCTCCGCGTCCGCGTTTCCGCAGTGCGGGCAAACGGGACCGTTTTTCCAGAGGATCGTTTCCATGTATTCGATGGCTTTCTCCTCTGTGGAGAAGCGCGCCATGATTTCGGGAAGCGTCAAATCTTCCGGCGTGAGAAACGTGTTGCTCTTGTTCATGCGCGAAGAATCTCACCGCGTAGAACAATTGTCAAGGGGATAATCCCGAAATGTTGTCGTAACGGTTGACGTAACCGCGAGCGACTTTTTGCAAATAGTCCTTTCGCTGATTCGCGACCCGCTCATGGATTCTCGCCGCACGACTCGCTGCTTTCTTGCGACGGTTACTGCCTTTTGTTCGGCGGGCAATCATACGCTGCGCGATGCGCAGTGCCCTCAGTGTGTGTTTGAGGTGCCGTGGATTCTCAACCTTGTTGCCTTCACTGTCCGCGACCAGATGCTTGAGTCCGAAGTCCAATCCTACGCTCAGTCCTGTTTTTGGAAGTTCTTCGGTCTCAGTTGCGCACACGGCCTGCAAATACCAACCACTCGGCTTGTGAAGGATTCGGCAGAATTTGAGCACGCCATTGATGTCCCGATGCCGATTGAACCGGATGCGTCCCCCGAGCATCTTTCCGGCCTTGAAATAGCTTTCGGAAATCCCATTGCTTACGGCATCTCGGAACTGGATGGAATGCCATCGGTTCGCACCCTTGAAGCGCGGGAAGCCTTTCTTGTTCGCGCCCTCCTTGCAGCGCCGAAAGAAGTTCGCAAAAGAAACATGCAAACGCTTGAGTGTGGTATCCACAACCACGGCGGGAATCTCAGGATGCTCTTTGCTGCCGTGCTTTTTGTCCTGCGCGAAAAGGTTCATGTGCTTTCCGGTCGCCTTGTAGTGGGAAACCAGTTCCACCAGCGCGGAATTGTAGAGTTCCCGCGACAATCGCAGCGTCTTCCACAGCGCAGTTTCCTGCGACGGATTCGGCCTGAGACGAAATTCGTAGGTGAGCATCTTCGGCATGATGGCGCGCGCAAAAAGAAAGTGCAAGAAATATCTTGACCGTTTTTGGACCACCGTGGTAGATGTAGTCCCATGCCGAAGAAAACTGCACGCAATTACGACGAGGATTACCGCGCCAGAATCCCCGCAACATTACTTCCGCCGCTGACGAAGCTCGCGCAAAAAGGCAGCCGCAAAGTTCCGCAGGAAGTGATTCTCGCGGTGTCCAACCACATCAAGCGTTCTGGAAAATGAGCACCCCCACGACTCACGAACTGAAAACTTGGCCCGAGTTTTTCGAGCGCATTCTGGACGGCTCGAAACCGTTTGAGATTCGGCGCGGTGATCGCAACTTCAAAGTCGGCGACACGCTGCTGCTCAAGGAATGGAAGCCGATGGCGCGCGAGTACACGGGCCGAGAGGTTCGCAAGGTCATCACCTACACACTGACCGGCATGGGCCTTGAAGCTGGCTTCATCGCGCTCGGACTCGCAACTGCACCATGACCCCGCATCCTGACCCCTTGTCGCAGGAGACGAAGCGCATCCGGCTGGCGGAGGCGGCGGGCTGGCGATTTGTCAGAGCTACGTATCGCGGCAGATCCGTCTGCCCCAAAGAAGGACTGTCGCTACTGTGGTTTATCGACAAGGTTGAATCGAGTCGCGACTGGCTTGTCGAAGAAACAAGCGAGCGGCGTGATTTGGAGCCTCACGAAATCGACTGCCTTCCAGACTTCTTTGTCGATCTCAACGCGACGCACGCGCTGGAGAAGCTGCTGACGCCAGCGCAAGCGCAGAGCTACTTCCAGACCATTCGAAAAATCATTAGTGAACCGCCAGAAGGATCAGAAGTAACCATTTCCTGTTTCTACATCCACGCCAACGCCGCAACCCGCGGCGAAGCGCTAGGTTCGGCGCTCGGCCTCTGGCAGACGGGGCAGTAGCGACACTCACCACTATGACTAAAACACAAAAACTCATCACTGGATGGTTGATGCTACTCGCTGCCGCTATTCTCATCGCAACTGGATTCGGACTCGTTTTTGGAGTGTCTGGAGTCTGCATTTCGCTTGGAGTCACATTGGTGTTTTACGCCATCGGATTCTTCGCAGGAGCCGACGTATGAACAAGGACACCGAGCACCAGATCCAGCGCAACGAAGCCGAGCGCAAGCTGCGGGACGCCGATGCGCTGATCCTCGCAGCGCGGTTTCCGAACATGAGCCGCAGTTGCCGCGCGGCGAACATCTCTCACGAAATTCCATCAGGCGCATCAGTAGCGGGCAACCGCGAAGGCAAAGCGAGCGCCGCCACAGCCAGCAGTGCCGCTCCGGGTAATCGGGCCGGGGGCGGCGGCAAGCTGGTGTTGCGACTCGTCGGGCAGGTTCGCGGGGGCAAGAACGCGATGGGTGTTACGAAGACAGGTAAGCACTACGCACGTACTGCGTTCAAGAAATGGCGCGCTGACATGGCCTCGCAAATTCGTGCGCAGTTACCACCTTACGCGCCGATTGTCGAGCCGTGCAAACTTCGGATCGACTACGTTGCCGGTGACGGTAAACGGCGCGATCAGACCGGAATTTTCGATGCGCTGTTCCATCTGCTTGAACACACCCGCGTCATACTCGACGACAGTCTTTTGTGGGTCACAGAATCCACTAAATCGTACGATAAGAAAAGCCCCGGCGTCACCATCACGTTTTTGAATCCATGAACACCGACCCCGACCCCGACCCCGCCTCCGCCACCAGCGCCAGCACTGAAGCCGCGCCTCGCAACCGCTGCAACTGCCCGCAGTGCCAGACCGACGACTGCCCGGCTGGAATCGAGTTGGCCGCGGCGGTTGCTGAACTGTGTACCGTGGCACACGAACACGACAAACTGCGCGACAAATTCTTCTCGCATCCTGCCGTGCTCGATCTGAACCAGCGCCTCGTCTCAGCAGAACTGGATGCGTGGCGCGTCCTGATGCTGTACGGCGCTACGCCCGAGATCGTCCACGCCTTCATCCGCGGCCAGCAGGATCGCATCTGTTGCTGTGAGGGCATCGAATCCGCACTGGAGCGCGTCCTTGCGGCCCTGCGGCTGTGCCGTGACGCGCTGAACCAGACAGTGTGGGGCGGCGAGGTATCCGATGATGCTGTGTCGGCGGCGAACATCTGCGCCGTCACCGCAGCGGACGCCGTGCTGGACGGCGCGAAGGAGGAGGCGTGAAGCGCAGGAAATCGAAACTGGAAATCGGGTGGCAGATACTGGCTGCGTGCTTCATTACTGAAGCTGCGCTCGTCGTAATCAGTACCGTTCGTACTATTTGGATGAAACTTAACTTATGACCACCACCCCCTTCGACCCCACGCTGCCGTACTGCACCAGCATCGCCTCCCCAAGCAACGGCCCGCGCCTCAGCACCAGCTACACGGTGCCGCGCTTCACGCTGCCGCCGTGGCGGCTGCCGGAACCGCCACCGGGACGGCAGTGGCACAAGGCGGGATTCACCCAAGAGATGCTGCCTGCTGGTTACAGACCGTTACTGGAAGATGAGCACACTGTTGAAGGCGATGAGTGGCTGAACTACCAAGGTATTTGGGAGTCGCGTTTTTGGCGTGGCGTTATCACACACGGACACGCCTTTACCAGAACGCGCCGCCCGCTACCTGTTTCCGGCTGGCGCGAGCACCACGGCGGCGAGTGTCCGGTGCCGCCGGAGACGGTGGTGGAGGTGATTGCGAACGAAATTATTCATCTGCCGAAAAAGGCTTTCTACTGGCAAAGCGGATTGGATTCATGGGTCAAGAATAGCGGCAGCTTTCACACGATCACCGCCTACCGCATCGTCACCCCCGCATCCGATAGGCTCGCTGAAGTGAAGGCAGCGCACGCGGCAGGCAAGACGGTGCAGTTCCGTGCCAAAGAATGGCAGCCGAACGACTGGAAGGATCTTCGCGGAAACGCGGATATCAATGAGCATCTATCTGTCCTCGGATACGAGTGGCGCGTGAAGCCGGAACCCCGCTACGTGGCATGGGACTTCAACTCGCGGCCCCGTGAAGTGACATGGGTTTATCGCAAAGGCTTCCTCACCGACTCCATGATCACCGCATGGGGCGACGATGTGGTGATCATTGCCACCAAGCACGGACCGGTTCCGCAGAGCTACGGGGCGCTGCTGAACGACTGGCTGCAAAGAGACGGAAGCCCGTGCGGTCGCCAAGTCACTGACTGACATGAGCAACACCTTGCGACCCGACAATCTGAAGTCCATGATGCCGTACATTCGGCGCTATGTGGATGGAGAGTCTAGCACTTTGCTGAGTGCGGAATTGGGGACATATCCGGCGGCGTTTCTGTCGATAGTCAGAAGATCCGGTCAGGCAGTCCGGAGCCGCGGGAGACCGATTGGATCGCGAAGCGTTTCAGACGTTCGGAGCGCGCTGTGCAAGGTGACGCTTGACGATGAGAAGGAAATTCTTCGGCAGTTTGACGAGGGATTGCCGCTTCATGTGATAGGCGGCCTGCACAACATCACACGGGAGCGCGTGCGGCAGATCGTCAAGCGAGAAGGCCGGCAGCCGCGTGGTTGGCGGTTCAATACGCGACGCATCGAACTACCGATGGATAGGCTGCGAATGGACTGCAATGCGGGACTAAGCGCATCCGAAATGGCTTCCAAATACGGATGTGGATATGAGACACTCAAGCGTAGGCTTGCCGAGATTGGAATTAAAGCCATTCACGCACGGCGGTTGAGGCTCGACTTGGAAACCGTCAAGAATCAGTATCGCACGATGGGGTGTTACCGTGTCGGTAAGCTGAATGGCTGCTCGGGACCGACAGTGCTGCGATTCCTGCATCGTCACGGCATCAAGACACGCAAATCGGGCCACCGTCCATGACCGTCATCGGCCAGCACAACCTCGCGCCCACCAGTCCGGCAGAGCGGCTGCACGACATCATCGACCGCTACTGGCAGACGCACGGAAAGCCGCCGGCGGAAGTGCTGGCCAACTACGGCTTCCGTCACGAGTTCGCGCAGCACGTGATGCTGACAGAGCCGTGGCTGTTTGGAACCGCCTACGCGCCAGTGCCGTTCAGCAATGAGTTCCTGTTCCGCGACGTGCCGGTGCGCTGCGTCCTCCAGGGCGGCGTCAGCGTGCTGGTGATACGATGAGGACTCGCTACAAACAGCGCTACGACGGCGACCGCTTCCGTATCCCGTGGAAGAACTGGATCATGCGGTGTTGTGACTGTGGACTCGTGCATCGGATGACTTTCGAGCTTCGCGGCAAGCAACTGTGGCTGCGGCCAGTCACCGATCACCCGAGAACAAAAGCGGCGAGAAAGCGCAAGGAATTCAAACGACCATGAACGACCAAGAAGCTAACATGCAGGAAACCCGAGTCGCCAAGTACCGCGCCTTGGATCATACCCGAAACGAAATCTACGCCGCCATCAAGGCCGTCACGGAAGACGATCCGAGCGGTCCATGCGGACAAGGACCGTTCACCGGAAACATGCGCGAGTCACGGCAGGTTGCGAGCATGATGCTGCACTTCAGCCCCACCCGCGGAGGAGCGCCAGCGGTTGACATGAGTGTCGCGCACCTGAACATCGAGGCGAGTGAGCTTGGCCGCTTCATTGAAGCCCGACTTCGCGCCAAGCTGGAACTCGTGAACGCCGAGATCGAGAAGCTGTAGCCTCCCCGCCGCGGCATCCGCCGCTTGACACGGCGGCGGGGCGCGCTACGGTGCGGGTGCCGGGCATCTGTCGGCGGCTGATTCAGACCAGTCCATCACAAACTTCCGCCTCTCCTGCGCCGTTCACTCGAACGGGTCTGACGCAGGAGAGGCATTTTGTTGAACATGAGCCTCACGATCCTTACCGGCAATAACCGCACCACACTGAAGACGCTGCCAGACGAGAGCGTGAACTGTTGCATCACCTCACCGCCGTACTGGGGGCTTCGGGACTACGGCCACTCAGACCAGATCGGCCAAGAGCCGACGCCAGAGCAATACGTTGCGAGTCTTGTGGCGGTGTTCACGGAAGTGCGCCGAGTGCTGCGCGCAGATGGGACGCTGTGGCTGAACCTTGGGGACAGTTACGCCGGCGGCGGGCGAGGTGGCGGATCTCCGGACTGTAAGCAACGAACGAATGTCGGCAGCCTTGTCGCGCCATCACCAAAGATTCCAGGACTGAAGCCCAAAGACCTGATCGGCATCCCGTGGATGGTGGCGTTCGCGCTCCGCAGTGCGGGCTGGTGGCTGCGTTCGGAGATCATCTGGCACAAGCCCAACCCGATGCCCGAGAGCGTCACCGATAGGCCAACCTGCGCGCACGAGAAACTGTTCCTGCTGGCCAAGAGCGCCGACTACTACTGCGATATGGCGGCGATTCGGGAACCTGCATCACCTTCGCTCATCAAACAGGTCGAGGAAGGATACAACGGCGAGGCGCTGAAGGACTACCTGAGCGCCAGCGTGCAGGACGCCAGCGCCACCAAGGCCCGGATCATAGGGAACGCCAGAAAACGAATCGACAAGCAGCGCGGACACGGCAGGCGTCACGAAGGATTCAACGAGCGGTACGACAACCTCACGCCCGCCGAGCAGAACTTGCTCGGATCAAACAAGCGCAACGTCTGGACGGTCGCGCCGGCCAATTTCCGCGAAGCCCACTTCGCCACCTACCCGCCAGCCCTCATCGCGCCCTGTGTGCTCGCCGGATGCCCTGTAGGCGGGGTTGTGCTTGATCCGTTCGGCGGAAGCGGAACAACCGGCATGGTGGCGCTGGAATACGGTCGCAGGGCTGTTCTGTGTGAGCTGAATCCCGATTACGTCGCCCTCATCCACCAGAGAACCAACGTGACTGTAGGGCTGGGGATATAGCGCACCTTGACAAGAACGCGCGGTGATGTAGCGTGCGGGTGCCGTGTGAAAGCGGCACTCAGATGCGCAACCATTTCCAGCCCGCCTTGGGCCACTCACGTCTCCGCGCAGGAACTTTCACCGTGAATCCGAGGCGGGCCTTTTCTTATGCCTGACCCAATTCACATCATCTCGCTCGGCGCGGGCGTGCAAAGCTCCACAATGGCCCTCATGGCTGCGCATGGCGAGATAACACCGATGCCAGTCTCGGCGGTGTTCGCGGACACGCAGGCTGAGCCGCAGAGCGTTTACCGATGGCTGGAGTGGCTGGAGCCGCGACTTCCGTTTCCAGTGCTGCGAGTGACGAAAGGCGACATGACGCACGCGAGTCTGGAGTCACGAACAAAGCGCGACGGCTCGGGGACGTGGACGAAAAGCCTCATCCCTGCATTTGTGAAGAACCGAAACGGGACGCGCGGCATCATGGGGCGGGCTTGCACGTGGGATTACAAGGTCTGCCAGTTGGAGAAAGCGGCCCGCAAGCTTGGCCTTGAGGCCATCAAGGAACGTGCAAAGGAGATGCGCGCCCGACTGAAGGACTGGAAGGCTCTGGAACTTCTCGCCGATCTCGGGCAATGCGATCATCGACCAAAGCCGAAAGAGAAGGAACTGCCCACCGTGGTTGTTCAATGGATCGGCATCAGCATCGACGAGGCGCACCGCATGAAGCCCGCGCGACTGCCGTGGTCGGAACATCGCTGGCCGCTGATCGACGCCGGCATGAAACGGTACGATTGCCTGCGGTGGATGGAAGCGAAGGGCTACCCGACTCCACCGCGTAGCGCGTGCGTTTATTGCCCGTTCCACAGCGATGCGGAGTGGCGTCGCCTCCGAGACTCCGAGCCGAAGGAATTCGAGCGCGCTGTCCAATTCGAGCGCGACCTTCAGCGCACAAAAGCCAAGAGCGACAACATGGACGGCATCCCGTTCCTGCACTCGTCCCTGAAGATGCTGGACGAAGTGGACTTCTCCACCGACATCGAACGTGGGCAGGGCGAGCTATTCGGAAACGACTGCACGGGGCTTTGTGGTGTATGAAGCTGGGCCACTGGTTCCGCCTGCCGCACGAGATTTTCCTTGAGGACATGCCCGACTCGCCGCGACGGGTCATCATCTACCTGTTCAGCCTTTCGCTGTATGGCGGGGAGTGCTCGCCCGGATACGCAGCCATCGAGCGCCACACATTCCTGAAGGAGAATGCCATCCGGAGCGCAATTGCATGGCTGCAAAAGAAGCACTGGATCAGCCACACGATTCGCGGCCAGTCCGGCAAGAACATGCGCATCTACATCCGAATCCCGCCAAGGCTTCAGTCCACCAAGGCATCGAACGTCATCGACGGCGAGGCTCAGTTCAAGGTGGTTTAGAGCAATTCCAGACCCTCATCACGGTACGGGTCTAGACCCACAGCCCTTCTCTGTAGAGCCGAACTTCTCAAATTGGCCCCAACAGGGTAAACCACGGCTCGCCTTAGAGGAAAGCCCCTCGCGCGTCTCCTCAGCCGTCCCTCGCGCGCGGGACTGTGCTGTACGGACACGGAGCTGCTCAGCACGGCTGCCAGTGCGGTGACGGCTACGGGGCTATGCGGGAACAGCGTCTGGGCAGTACGGCGTACGATTCGCGCACGTTAAGGACAAGTCGGGATCAGGAGATAATTTTTTACGGGCTTGCCTACCTTAGAAGAACGCTGAGCGGATTGGCCCCGGCAGGGGGTGTCTCCTCCCCTTCACTTCTCACAGCCCAAGCCCGCGCACGCCAGCCCCGCTACGTCGCGTCGTAACGGTACGGCTGAGGTGCTGGCAGCCCAGGAGCGGTACGGATGCGGGTACGGGGCTGCTGCGAGGTGATGCGGTACTGTAGCGGCTAGAACGAGGGAGCGGTGTAGCTGTATGGCCGATATGGCGACAGGTTACGACCGTTGAGGCTGAGGCACTTGTGAGTCAATTCCATATGACTACGATTGTGCGGCAGTTAAGCGGATCGGCTGAATGTGGGACAGGATGGCATCACGTAAAAGATCGGGCCGTGGACCGCGTGGTTGCCTGAATATGCGCCAGATCTGCGCAGTCTGGTGTGATGTCAGATGATGGCTAGATTCTATCCATATGGACAGTTTCTATCCACTCACTCCGCAACAGGCTTGTGCTGTTACCGTTACTGCCGCTTCCTGTCACGACCTCTGCCGCCTTTCCATTTGTCGCCCCTTACCGTAGCGAGTTTCCGCGCTCCTGCAAGCTCCTGTGAGCCTCGCCAGCGCGCTTGAGCTGCTCTGCGCGCCTCAGTTCCGCGGTGTCCTGGGCTGGCGGTGTGGCTGGGCTTCCCTGTTGGCGTTGCGGCGGATGCGCGGATCGGTGGCTGTGCTGCCCTTACATTGCCGTTGACCTTCACGGCACGACACAGCCTCGGTTCCTCCACGTGAGGTTGCCGAGGCTGCGCGGTGAAAGGCTGCTTGTGGGTTAGGCGGCGACTTGTTGCGGTGGCTGGGTGGCGATTCTGCGCAGCCACTTGAGAGTGGAGGCGCGGCCCGAGGCCCCGCAATGCTGCGCGTACCAGTTCACCTCGTCAAGCAGCGTCAGGAGTGCGCCAGTCTTGCGATCCTTGAATCCGCGCGAGTGCGGTTGCGTGCTCCATGCTCCTTTGTTCGCCATGATCAATTCCGCGATCTCTGCCGTCACCTTCGCGTCCTTGGCGGCGGCGAGCTTGCGCTTGTGGGCGCGCAGTTCGGGGCTGTTCTTGTAGGCTCGCAGCAAGCCTTCGTCACCGACCTTCGCGATGCAGTCGCAGCCGACCTTGAAGCGCCTGCCGTCGCTGCTCTGGCAATGGCACTCGTAGCGGATGCCGGTGAAGCAGTAGTCACAGCATCCGCCGGCCTGCGATGAACCGTCCGCGTGGGTGATTACGTTCTCGCTCATGCCGGTGAAGGTGAAGGGAGCCTTGCCGAGTCCGGCCAGCTCGAAACGATGCTTGCCGACGTGCTCGGGGTTATCAGTCTTCGCGCTCATGTCAGTTGCCCTCCTTGCTCGACAGGGCCGCGCCTGCGATCTTGCGGATGTGGCCCTCGATGTTTGCGGGCCGGTTACGCGGCGGCGTGTTGCACAGATCCGCGATGCCCTGTAGCGCCGCCTCGCAGCGCCTGAGCCGAGCCAGTTCTGCCGCCGGATCGGCGAGGCCGGCCAGTGCGTTGACACAGGCGACGATGCGGCGGGCGTTTGCTTCGCCGTCAATCTCGGCAACGCCGGAGTCGTCAGCGCCGGAAATAACGCTGACATAGCCGATCTGGTTTTCGTTCTTGTACGCAGTCCGCTTCCACGGTTCTGCCGTGTGTCGCGGTTCTGTTGCTGGCGCGGGCGTGGCGGACTCGGCTTCCCGGTTCACCCACTCGATCTGCTGCTCACCGGGCACCAAGGGCTGCTTGGCGGGTTGCGGTGCGGGCGCAGGGGCGGCGGGCGTGCGACCAATGGCAATGTTGTAGTCGGCCCAAACGCTTGCCGGATCGGAAATGCTTGGGCGCTTCGGCTCAGGGGATGCGTGCGCGGCGGGCACCTTCCTGCGGACGGCCAGCATCGCGGACCCGTCATCATACTTGCCGACCGTGGCGATCTCAAGGTCTGGGTGCGTGATCTCCAGCGTGGTGTCCGCGCAGCGCAGCCAGTCGCGCACACCTCCGAAGCTCTGGGTTTGCAGGTGCGCCACGGCAGGCTCGCCGATCTTCACCATGTAGGTGCGGGTTGTGCCCGTCAGGATACCGACGAACTGCGCGCATAGCCAGTAATCGTCCCCATGCTGCATCACGTCCACCGTCTGCGGCTCGCACGTCACGTAATCGGTATCCGCGGCGTTGCTGCCGTATTGGATGAACTCCTTTTTCACGTTCAGCGTCAGCGTCCCGACCTTGCGGGAGTTGCGCCCGTTGTAGCCATTCGGTTTCCAGTCGTGGGCGTTTGCAAGACTCGGCGCGCTTGCGGGCGTTTGGGATGTGGGATGTAGTGATTTCACGCTGCTGATTTAACCTTACCGGAAAGGATGTGCAACAACTTTAATTTCATCTCTTTTCTGTCCTTGGCGCTAAGTGGCACGATGCTTGCTTTTCACAAACCATGCCAGTAAGGACGTTTATTTACTGTAAGGTGATTCTGGCTTGTGTGTGGCGCGAGCGTGGCGGTAAGGTGTCGCCATGAGTGAACAAGAAAAGAAGAATCAGCACGCCGTTGCGCTTGGTCGTCGCGGTGGCAACGCCAGGGCTGCGAAGTTGACGCCCGAACGCATGAAAGAGATTGCGGAAATTGCGTCCTTGGCGGCAAAGAAAGCGCGTGAATCGAAAAAAGATGCTGTTGTAGTCGCCCCGTAACTCAACCACTTACAAACAATCGTATCATCGGAATCACTTTTCTTTTGACACCTTACCGCAAAGGCTCTTTACTCCCCATCGTGAAACAGAACAACACCCCATCCGCCGCAACGCTGTCTGTCAGCGACGCCCGCAACGTGAATTGCGCTTACAAATGGATCGCCACGAAGGGTCCGCGCTTTCAAGCCACGGTCGGCGTGGGATTCTTCACGAAGGCCGACGCGCAGGCGTTCGCCAGTCGCGAGAACCGCCGCCACGACAGCGGCTACTACGTTGCTCGCGTCTCCGAAGTCATCAATCCTCGCTTCAACTAACCGCCATGCCTCGCCTGCCACAAACGCCAGCCGCCACGCTGGCAGCCGTTCTCGAAAAACTCAAAGTCGCCAGCGGAGCGAGGGTGGCCGACATCAAACTCGTCTTGAAGGGCCTTCAACGCAAAGAACGGTCCGGCGCGCTGCCGCCGAACAAGGGATGGGTCTTCGCGGCACAAGAAGCGAAGACGGCGCTCGGCATGGCGAGGCTCGCTGGCTTCCCGTGCCGATCTGAATTTGCGGAAAAACAAATGGAAGCGGCCACAAAACGCGCCGCAACTTGGCTCAAAAAAGCTGCCGCCTGATTCGTCCTTCGCATCCCGCTTCCCGGCCAGTCTGGGGGGCGGTCGCGAGGGCCGCGAGGCACTCGGAACAACAACAAACCAAACCTTCAACACATCATCACTATGGGCGAATACACACAATACAACGAACGCCGGATCAAGATCGGCACCTGCGAGGATATGCTCTATCTTCGCGCAGACCAAGCCGTCCTTGTGATGGCAGAACGCGGATCGGTCGATCCGTTCAACCAAACTGACGGCATCCGCTTCCGCTTCCCGTTTCCCGACGAGGACAGCGTGGAGCCGGGCGCGTTTCAAGACCCGTTCCGCCGGCTCTATGTCTTCGGCGCGAAGCTGCCGGACGGCATCGATCACCACTCGATCCAGTTCAGCAACCAGAAGGGCCTGCTGGTCTCGCTGCCGTGCCCTGAGTCACCGGAAGGCAAGGCTGCGACCTACAAGGTCCATAAGAACGGTTACGGCGGCGAAGTGGCGATCAGCCAGCAACGGCTGATTGACGGTAAGCTGGTGCTAATCTGCGAGTGCGGATCGTGCGGCGCAAAGTACCGCTGTCCGACGCTTGTTGAATCAGAGCCGGTGATCGAGGCGTTGCTGACTCAGTGCGAGGTGTGGGATCAACGGGTCAAGAACGGCCTCGACAAGCATCCCGACGCGCGGCTCGAATCGTTCCGCGAGATCGCCAAACGAATCTTGGACGGCTACACCCAGCCAAATCACTGGACGGCATCACCGCGCGAACTCGCCACAGCCTAAACCATGAAACACATCCAAGTCACCGAACCCGTGTCCGCAACCCTGCGCGCCTCCACTGTCACCGCAAACACCCTAACGCTTCCAGGCCAGCTTGACCGGCCCGCATACGTCGCCGTGATGAAGGTCATCGAGGCAGCGGGCGGGAAGTGGGACAAGCGCGCCAAGTGCCACACCTTCACCACTGACCCGCGCGAAACCTTCAAGGAAGCGCTCGGCAACGGCAAGATCGCCGACCGTAGCGAAAAGGCTGTCCGCACTGAGAAACAGGCGTTTTACACGCCCGCCGCCGTGGCCGACATCATGATCGAACACGCCTGCATTCAGCCGGGGCACAAAGTCCTTGAGCCGAGCGCCGGCAATGGGGCGCTTATCCGCGCAATTCCGAAACATCTCACACATGTCGAGGTTGTCGCCATCGAATCGGACGAAAAGGGCTGCTGGGGCGCGCTCACTGATTCTGATCTGGCTCTCAGGGTGCGGGCGATCTTCGCCGACTTCCTCACATCCGATCCGTCGCAAGAAAAGTTTGACCGCGTGCTGATGAATCCTCCTTTCACGAAAGGACAGGACGTGGATCACGTCACCCACGCGCGCAAGTTTCTCAAGCCTGACGGATGGCTGCTCGCCATCATGTCGCCGTCATTCGAGCATCATAGCGGCAAAAAGTTCGAGGTGTTCCGGCAACTGATGGCCGAGCGCGGCGAAGTGCTGGAACGGTTCAGCAATGGCGAGTTCAAGGAAAGCGGCACCGCGATCAACACCGTTCTCGTAAAGCTTCGCGCCTAGCCGCCCGCCTCCCGTGTCCGCGCTTCGGCCACAGTGCTGGAGCGCGGCGGCGGGATGCTGGAAGCAGCGTTGCCGAACACACAAACCACATGAAAAAACAGATCACCGAACCGCAATATCCAGCAATCCTCCATTTCATCGAACCAAAGGGCGACCGCGAATACATCGTGGTTGCAACTGAGGGGCCGATCTCGGATCATCTCATCTCGGGCTACGAAATCTACAGTACTATGGAAATTGACGAGGAAGGCTCACTGCCGACCGACACGCCGCTCCATAAATGACCTCCCCGCGCCTCACCTTCCGCCTGTCGCTAGCCCTGCTGCTCGCAGCGATCTGCTCAGCCCTCTGCATCGCAATCCAGTAACCACACCATGAACACCATCTGGAAATTCCCATTGGCCGTGACCGACGAGCAGTCCGTCATCATGCCGGAAGGCGCGGAGATCCTTTGCGCCGAAGTGCAGCACGAACAGCTTTGCCTTTGGGCGCTCGTCAACCCCGATGCGCCCAAGCAGCGCCGTATCATCGAAGTCTTCGGCACCGGCCACGACATGCCGGACGGCTGCCGCAAGTACATCGGCACCGTGCAGATGATGCACGGCTCACTGGTCTGGCATGTCTTCGAGAACGTCTAACCCCAAGCCGAACCATGAACACCATCCTTGACTTGTCACCTGTCGAAAAAGACAGCCTCATCATCTGCCTGAACTGCGAGCTTCGCCAGCACACCGGCGAAAGCGCGAGGCACCTGAATCGTATCTTTCGCGCGCTCGTAGGCCGCGATCACGACGTTTTCGAGCGCCACTGGCCAAAGCACTGCTCGCCACCTGAAAAGTGGTACAAGGAGGCCGAATGAACGCCTCGCACTACCGCTGCCGCGCCTGCGGCACTGTCTGGCCCGCTTCCGAGGCCGTTACTGAACATGTAGCCCTTGACGTGAGGACGTGCGCTGATGCGACTTGCGGCGGCACCTGCGATCCGGTGGCCGAGCCCGCTGCCGTCTCGGATGCGCCTTTCCTGTCAGCAGCCGAGGCCAGGGTTGCGCTCTGCGTCACGAGTCATGAGCCTTGGTTTCACCGTCACCCGATGGGCGGGCTGGAAATCTACCAAGATGCCGAGACAAACGAACCGCTGGCGACGTTCGGCAGCGAGGCCGATTGCGACAAGGCCATTGCGGCCCACAACATGACATATGCGCTCGGAATCGCGCCCGCTGCGGTGCCGTTGCTGCTGGAGGCGCTGAAGGCTTACGAGGAGGCGCTTTCGGACGGTCCCGAGAATTGCAGCTTTGCGCGTTACGAGGCTGTATCGGCACAGGCCCGTGTCGCCATCTCTGTCGCCATCTCTGTTGCTCAACTCAAGCCATGAACCTCGACATCGACCCCATGCCCGACACCGCTGCCGTCCCCGTCGCCGAAGTGTCGGGCCTCGCCGAGCAGCTTTTGCGGCAGGCCCGGCTGCTGAACGAGAACGGAGACACCATTGACGCGCTGCACTTCGATCTGATGCGCGCGAAGCTGGCCATCGCTGAGCTTCTGGCGCTGATGAACGAGCGCATATTGGTGCTGTCGGATGCCGGACGTTGCGGATCTGAGGCGTTGCGGGTCGTGCGCTGCGTCACGGCGGCGAAGGATGCACTTGAGGATTCGAGACGATGAACACTATCCCACAAGCCAAGGAATCAGAAGTCATTCGGCTTCTGCAAAAAGGCTACTCGCTTCGCACGGTTGCGCGACTGACTGAAGTGGACAAGAACACTGTGCATCGCGTGAAGATTGGAAAATTGCCGTTCGTTCCGAAACAGAAGCCGACTCGCCCCGATCCTGATGGCTTTTGCCAGTGTGGTTGCGGCTGCCGCACCACTCGGCTTCAGTACGACGATCCGGTTCGCGGCTTGAAGGCCGGCCAGTTCGCGCGATTCAAGCACGCGCACTACCACAACTTGAAGCGGGCGCTCGATCCGTCTTGGGGCGAACACTCGCGCCGGACTCAGCTTCAATGGGAGCGAAAGGAAGCGCTGGTTGTGGCGGTCCTAAGCTCTGGCGGGATCAAGAGCCTTGATGAAATCCGACAGGAAGTAGCGCCCGAGTTTCGCCTTGAGGGCGCTTCCAAGATGATCAACAACGCCCGCAGGCTTGGTCTGTGGGGTCCGATTCCGTCGATCCTTGTTCGCAGGCCCCGCAAGGCATTCGTACCGTATGTGAGGATGGAGATTCCCTACGAGCGAGAAACCGAGATTCCGTTGCTGGTAAATCGTCGCTCCATTCAGGCGCTTGACGCCCCGCATCCTGAGTTTGAGACTTCTTACTACGACTACCTCGCCAGCACTGCCGAGAGTCCGCTTGAGTTGCTGATGCTAAAAGAGGAAATGGAGTCGGAGGAATACCAAGACAGACAGAGACGAATCCGCGAATGGCAGCTTTGGAACGAGCGCCAGAAGCCGTTCAATATCGGCGAACTTGTCCACAAAGCCTTCGAATCCGCATCGTGAACATCACCACTCTATGACCGCCGACCTAACCGCCAAGCTGGCCGCGATCCGCGCAGCACTGAACCGCACCATTGATCTGGACGCCAAAAGGACGCCGGGAGAGTGGCGAGCCGACGCCGACGAGGTGCTGTATGGCGACGGCTGCCTGATCGCTGATTGCATGGTCGGCCTCTACGACGATATTGACGACCGTGCGAACGCCGCCTTCATCGCCACCGCCGCCAACACCTGCGCCACGACCGCCAAGGCGCTGTTGCGGGCGCTAGACGGGCTGGAGGCAGCGCAGGAGGACTACCAGACCGAGGAACAGTTCAAGGCTACTTTTGGGGCGCTGGTGGCGATCTGCGCGATGTGGCCGGACATGGAGGCCAAGGCGTGAACATTCCTTGCGTTGATATTCCAGAGGGTGTTTCTGGTAACTGGCGCGTTGAGCGCTTCACGGTCTCAGAGAAGGACGTTGCGCTGCACAACATCCGCTGCATGTTCAAGGCTGGATTTGGAAACCGAACCATGCGGGCCGGAACCTATACGCGGATTGTGCGCGGAACCCTGTGCGTCATGTCCGACACTGATGCCGAGAAGCGCGATCACTGGCAACCCGTCCATCACGCGAAAGGCAATGTGCTGATCAACGGACTCGGGATCGGCATGGTGCTAAACGCCTGCCTGATCAAACCAGAGGTCGCACACTGCACTGTGATCGAGCGAAGTCCCGACGTGATCGCGCTGGTGGCCCCGCACTGGCGGCAACGGTTCGGAGACCGGCTCACCATCATCGAAGCCGACGCTTTCGAGTACGCGCCGCCGAAGGGCATCCGGTTCGGCGCGGTTTGGCATGACGTATGGAACGACATCAATCCTGACAATCTCGACGGCATGAAGCGCCTGCATCGTCGCTACGGTCGCCGCACCGACTGGCAAGGATCGTGGTGCCGCAGCCTGTGCGAGCTGTATCGGTAGCAGCCGCAACAGCCGTCCCCGCTACAGCTTCAGTTCGGCGGTTTCCATCGGCGGCTCGGTCGGCCTAAAGAGTAGCTGTTGCGCGCACTCACGGCGCAGGCGCGTGCAGGCCGATTCGTAATGCAGCGGATCAACTTCACAACCAACAAAGTTTCTCCCGCTGCGGAGACAGGCAACTGCGGTTGTGCCAGAACCGAAGAACGGATCACAGATAACGAAGTGCAGCGGCAGCTTGCTTAGGATTTGCTCGATGATGCCGACTGGCTTCTGGTGTGGATGCGTTCTGCCGCGCGACTCCCAACTGACTTGCACCTCGCTGCGTAAAACGCCTTCGTCGCGACGCCCGATCCAAGCGTTACCGCGAATGTAGATCATCTCCCATGACGGCTTCCACGGAAACGACAAGTCACCCATACCGAACGCTGGCCCCTTGTCCCAAACCAGAACCGCCTTTGTGTCCCGAATCGGCGGCGTCTTCCAAGTGCCAAAGGCCGCGACGTTCTCGAATCCTTCTAGGGCCGCATCGCGCACACTCGTATCTGAGTCGCCCGCAATCTGCGTCCGTTGCCATGATGCGCCGTGGTTCGACGAGTGCGAGATCCCGTACGGCGGATCTGTAACAGCAACGTCCGCCCTGATGCCCGGCAGCAGCTCCAGCGCGTCGCCGCACAGCAGCGAGGCGGTGCAGCCGTTCAGGGAGAAGGTCTCGGTGCGGAGAGGCGTCATGGCAGAACTTCTCGCACGGTGGTTACGACTACGATCCTGAATCCGCTCCAGCCGGGACAGTTTCCGGATGACTTCCAATCGCGATACTCCTCCATCGCCTTGTCAGCCGATGCCTTGTCCGTGAAGGCATCGATCACATCCCATCGCGAAGGTTGTTGTGATCGCTGAGCCTGGAACTCGTAGAGTATGTCTTTCATGGCCACTCCCACCCGTTCCGTTCCGCCAGCCGCACACACGGTTGTCGGGGCGCTGGCGGCCTTGCGCGTGGCTTTAGGGGAGTGTGTCATGACCTATGCTTGTCGTAGAGTGCCATCCATCCACCAATCACGGGAATGATGTAGCGCCACTTCTTGAAGCGCTGTTGGCCGCTCTTGAGCCATGCCATCATGTCGGCAACGCCCACCACAATGCCAATGATCGCCAAGACTTGAAGCGCGCTCATTCTTCCTCCGTTTCTTCGACCGCGCCGCAATGCTCGTGGCATATTGAGCAAATGTCGTTGTCTGGCCATCCTGGGCACAGGAAACGGGCGTGACAGCACGAACTGACCGGCATCTCGAAGCTGGTTTCCAGTTTCGGCAACGGTGCGGCCCGTCTCGCACCTTCCAGCCAGTCGTGGCGGATCGGCTGCTCTGGATTTTCGCGGCTGTATTGACTCATGGTTGGTCTCCTATTGTTTCACAAATTCTCCATGCAGCCGATTTGCGGCTTCTCGGTATGCGGATGATGCCGCTTCAGGGGATTCAAAAAATCCTAGGCAATTACATTTCCCGCTTATCCATATTCTCGCGCGGAATTTCTTCTTTTGATTCTCCCATGAAACGCCCTTGAATCCGCTCGTGTTGTTGGAATTTTCACCTCGGTTGTAAGCATTCTGTTGATTTGTCGCTGTCCGCAGGTTGGACCGGCGGTTATCTAGTTTGTTGCCGTTGATATGATCGGTAAAAAATCCCTCTGGCGTATGGTTGACTTCGCGGTGCATCAGGATTGTCCTCCGTTTTCCATTAGAAGTGGCACTGTTACGACACGCATATCCCTTAACATCAAGGTACCACTTCCATTGCGTGAGAAAATCGTAGTCATCCTTATCCACCAGCACGAATTTTCCTTTGGTGATCTGGATTCTGCGGCCTTCCTCCGAGTTTTCCATTTGCCTTGCTGGCGCGTTGCTTGGCGGCAGACTTGCTCTTTCCTCCGACTCTCCCGCCAAGTTTCCCAAGAGCAACGGCGTGTTTGTTTTTTTGTTCATTCATGCAGTAAACCAAAAGCGGTTTGGGTTGTCAACGGTTTTCTCTCGGTAGTATGGACTCATTGCGGAAACTCCAGTTCGTATTCAAAAACAGGATACGGCGTTTCCTCTTCGGTCGTGCGCCAAATCTTGCCGCGCGTTGTCCCGCTGTTGCCGTCGAACCAGTCTTTTCCGATCCACTCTCGCTCGGCGAACTTCGGCTTGGCTCTGGTTTCGTCAAAGGGTTGCTTGGCGAAGATGTGCTCATACTCGAACTGAAGCACCTCCTGCCAGTCTGGAACTCGCGCGATGACAATGGACATCATCGTTCCGTCTTCGCTTGTCCAAAACGCCGCCCCTCTGTTGAATGCTGCGTTGAATAATTTCTGCTCGCGTGTCGTTTTCATGAGATTATTGTCGTGAATGGATGAAGTCTCTTGGCTGCTGCACGATGACCCGAACCAGCGCCAGCTTCGCGAGCGTGGCCTTGTCGTCCTGCGCCTCTCGGAGCTTCGCCAGTGTGGTGTTGGGTGAGTGCATACAGTAGTTCCGCAGATGTCCGGCGATGTCGTGGACCGCATCGGGATCTTGTGCGATGCCGGACTCCGCGATGGTGTCGAGCAGATCGGCTGCCGCGCATAGGTTGCGCAGGTAGCGGGCGTCCAGCAGGGCGGCGTTGCGACTCTCAGTTTTCGTCATCGGTTTCGGATTCTAGGCTGGCTTCTTTGGAATACTTGTCGTCGTGATCAGCGTAGAACTCCTCAGCGGTGTAGTGCGCCTTGCAGCGGCTACAGTTGAACGCGACGGCGGGAAGTCCCATGACGAACGGTGCGCCCCAGTTCTCATACTTCGGCGCATCCTCGATCTCAACGATCAATCCGCAGTCGGGACAGGACAGGTGCCTGCGCATCCATTTTGGTTTCATCGGAATCGGTAGCTGGGCCAGATTTCTTTCCAGAACTGGCTGAACGGCGTGTGTCCGCAAGCATCGCAAAAGACTTCCCACGACTCGAAGGCGCGGCTCTTGCGACGCTGCGGGATGGCTGGCTTCGGCTGTGCGGCGCGCCACTCGCGCAGTGCTGCTCGGCCCGAAGCCGTCATGCTGAAGTATTCGTCGGGCACGAACGATTTTCGACCGGCGCTCTGCATCAGTCCCAGGGCAATGAGTTGCTGCATCACGGGGCTGTCGCCGCAGTAGAAGCCTCCTGCTGCTCGGTTGCTGGTGTGGTCGAGGATATCGGCTTGTTGGTTGGTAATCATGGGTCAGTCTTCTTCGTCAATGATTTCGTCGCACATTCCGCCCGCAAGGACGCCATCGCAGATCGAGTGCGTGCAGCGGCAGTGCTTCGCGCACTCGGCAAGGAACGCATGATACTCTGGCGTGTCGTGGTCGTCCTGTGGCTGCTGCTTCGCCTCCCGCTTCTCGCGTCTCCGCGCCTTGTCCCGAGCGGCCTTGCGCTGGAACGTACAGGGGTTGCAGAACTCGCGGAACTTCGCAAAGATGACCGTGCCGCATCCGCCCTTGCACGGGTGCTGCTCCACGATGGTCTGGCCGGCGGTGTTCATGGCTGTTTGTCCGATTTTCGCTTTGGCATCTCGTCATTCCCAAGACATGACTCCAGATGCGTCCAAGTCATCACGGTTCTGCCGCAATTCGGACAAGTGAACACGCGCGGAGTGTATTTGTGGCGACTGTTGCCGATGATCTGCACCGGCGTGTCAGAGGTGGTGTCGAGTGGGTATGATTTCATGACTTGAGTAGTTCCGGCATCCCTCCGCGGATCGCAGCCTCGCGGCACGCCTGATTCAGCCGCTCTGGGTGGCGCTCGTCGTAGAGCCATCCGAGCCGTCGCGCTTCGTTCGGGTTTCCGTGAATCCGATCATGCGCCTCGCGCGACACCACGATGAAGCACATGATGCGTTGACCAATCCTGCCGGCGAAGTGATGCCCGTCAGTGGCCGGCACGGTCAGGAACGCCTCGCACATCGGATGCTCTTGCAGCCTCTTGGCCAGCGCGCGGCGGTATTTGGCCTGCCACGTGGCTTTCGCGGGGCTGACACGACGTAACGGCGACTGGCGCAGGCGTCCAGTGCGGGCGAGCGGCGTATTGCGGCGGATGGGTGAGCGGTTCATGGCGTGAGAGAAGCTAGCAGCGCCTCCAATGAAGTGAATTTGTGCATGTCGTCGTGTCCAGGCCATCGCTGTGCTCTACCGCAAAAACTTCCATCCGCGCAAAGATGGAAACACGGTACGCCTTGGTGCATCACGATCTGCATCCAGTCCATGTCCTTTGCGGCCAGCAGCAGCGATTTGAAGCGTCGTTTGGTGATCATAGGTTACGGCTTCGGCTTCTGTGCCGCGTCAGTCGCGAACGGCAGCGCAGGTTGTGTGGGTGTGGTCATGGTATTAGCAGGTCATGCAGTAGGCCATGCGGCCAAGTTCAGTCAGTTCGTAGCCCTCAATGTGGACTGGAAACATACCTCCAAAAGACAGTACCATTGTCCGCTTCCTGACATACCCTTCCGTCGTGAGCGCGTCTGCGATTTTGCTCTTGGTTTGGAACAGGTGGCAGCCGCCAGACAGCGCGCCGTTAATCTCGGCAGCGTATATCTTTTCCAGCATCTTCAGTTCTTGCTTTTTCATAGTATCAGCAGGTTCTCCTCAGTGCCGTCCAGTGCCCGCAGCAGCACCTTGCCGCCGGCGCGACGGTGACGCACAAGGATCGCCATGAGGGCACAGGATCGGCGCGTCGCTTCCGTGATGCTGATGTCGTCCAGCAGCCGGCACAGTTCGCCGAGCTGCTTGCGGTGCTGCTTGCTGATGTCCAGCGAGAGGCGGTGGAGGCGGGGTTTCATGATTCCTGAATCTCCCAAATTTCTTCCGCAATTGTTTCGACCTTTTTCATGAACTCTGCCACATAGCGATCACGCCATTGCGGCGACAGGTATGCGAACAGCATCTCTTTGTGAGCGGTCGCGATGTCGTGTATCCACGGCACTTGCGTCGGCTCCACATAGGTCGCGCCAAGTCGGATTTGCTTCAGTGCATTATCCAGCCTTTTGCTTTGTCCAATCTCGGGGCGGGCGTTGTTGTGCGGATTCGCCTCGTCCATCCAAGGCTTAAATGCCGCGTCGAGCTTGTTGCGCAGATCGGTGTCTGCCTTGGCGTGTAGTTTGGCTGTCAGGGTTTCGGTGTTCATTGGTTAGATCGTGTAGCTGGATGCCATTGCGCGAAGTCTGCGGGTCAGCGATGCGCCGGTCGTGTCCTCGGTGCCGCGTCGCGTGGCCTCGGCGCGCAGCCGCTCCTCAAGCTGCTTGCCGGTGGCATTGCTGGTGAAGCACGTAGGTCGCTCGAAAGCTTTCCGATCCTCAAGTAAACCGTAGAAATCTGTGAGCGTGGATTCGGTGAACCGCGACTTGTCCACGTCGTCGAGGAACAGGATCGGCACCGCTGCCCATTCGGCCAGCCATGCCTCGGCAGCCCGCGCGCCGTCCTCGTACGCGGCTGACATCGCTCGGCTGAGCTTCGCGCCGTGGATGGCGCGGACCTGTCGCCCGGCGAGGACGTGTGGCTTCAGCATCGCGAACATGAGGCGAGTCTTGCAGTGTCCGGCGGGACCGACAAGCCCGAGTCCCTTGCGCCATACTTCCCAAGCGAGGATTTCTGCCACAGCCTGCGCGATCTCGATAGTCTCTAAACCGCCCGCGCCGATGCGCGACGGCTTGCTGCCGACTCGGTTCAGTTCCGCCACCATGCGGGCGGTGTCGCTGTCCCGGTATTCGGGCGGGCAGATAGCGTCAAACGCAGCATGGCGGGCATCCTGCGCGCACGGCACTGGCGTCTGTGCGGACTTCTCGGCTTCGTGCTTCGCGATGCAGTCCGGGCACCGCAGTACGCCGAACAGCGGGCGCTCGCCGCAATACATGACGCTGCCCTCGAACAACGTCTCACAGTCGCGGCACGTTCGCGTTTCGGTGCGGGTAGTGAGGTCGCCCTGCATGATCGGCACGCGCGGGCGGTGAGCCTCCTGAGCCTTTAAGCCAGCGAGTCGGTCGGCTTCGCGTTCGTCGTGCATGGATCAAAACCCCCCCGGTTCAAACTCGCGTTTAGGAACTGTCGCGATGGTTTGTGCATTTCCAACTGCTCGGTTGAGCCAGTTTGTAAAAAAGATTCGTGTGCATTGGCGATTCTTGTTCTTACACCAAAGCTGCGCTCGTTCGAGTTCGTGTCGGACGTTCAGGCTTTTGTATGCCTGCATCGCTTCAATGCCGACGATCCATTCCTCATCCGTCTGGTTTGGCTTCTTCGCTCTCGCTTCCCCTTTCGGCTTTGCCGATGGGGTATGCTGCGGAGCAGCTAAACCGGAATCGGGTACTTCTTTGTTTGCTTCAGAGTTTGCTTTTGCTTCTGCTTTCAGGGTGTCGGGCGTTACTGTCCCGTTACTGTCCGTCACATCGGCGTTACGGTCACGCCACCGTTTTTGCCTCCGTGCGTTCGCGTTTAGCGTGTCCGCCGTAGAGGCTAACTCCCTGTATTTTCGGAAATTGAGCAGTTCCCAACCTCCGTCAATCTTTACGATCCTCCGCCCCTCGTTGTCAGGCGTGCGTGAGTACTGATCCGGCGACAGAAATGCCGTGACGGCCTTCTCGCAGTCTTCGAGCGGCACGCCCGCCAATCGGGCGAGTCCCGGCAGGCTGGCGTGAACCTCGCCGTTCTTATCCGCCAGTGCCAGCATGGTGATCCACACGATGCGCGTGCGGTCGGACTCAGCCCAAATCGTAGAGGTCACGATGGTCGAAAAGAGCTTCGTGTAGTTGGGCATACCGTTACGCATAACGCCTCACCGTTACGGAGTCAACAGCAATCTTTTCCTCATCTTCCTGCTCACGTGCATCCGACAGCAGCCTGAACCGGCACGCGCGGTAAAAGTCATCTGGGTTTCCGCCGACGAGTGAGATGGCCAGTACAGAGCCGAACAACTCCACCGCCATCACAACGTACACTTGGCCCTTGCGCGGCGCCAGATGTTCGTATCCGGGATCGGGAATCAGCCATCCCGAGTCGTCGATGCACAGCACTTTGGCGTTAGGAGTCATGGCGTCTTTTTCAACGGCTCGCGCACCTGCCCGCACCGCCGGCAACGGAACAGCGTCCAGTCGTGATGCAGCCACACCGAGCGGATGCTTTGGAAGCACATGCGTGACGACAGGCGGATGCGGGCGAAGGTCGAGGGCGTCATGGTGTTAATTGTCGAACCAGAACACGAGACGCGACTCACAGCCTTGTGCCTCGAAGCAGCGCATTGCCACAAGGATCGGCCAGTACTCCGTGATGTGTCGAAGTGAGGTTAGCTGCTCGTCATGCTCGGCACACAGCAGCGCGTCTGCCATCGCGGCGGGTGCAGTCAGTTGCTTGACGTTCACGGCGAATCCGCACCGATTGAGGTAGCCAGCAATCGCCAACTCGAATTCATCAGCGGTCAGCCACGAGTGCGTGTGGTGATCGGAGTTCGTCACCCACGACTTACGCTCGTTCCGAATCACGTATTCGCAGTAGCCTTTGGCGACGCATTCCGCCGCGTGCTTTGGAGAGTAGTAGGACGATCCATCTTCGTGCTTATAGTCTTCGACCTGATTTTCCATGATGTAGATCGTGTTGTCGGAGAACGCCGCGAGGGCTGCATCCTTTGGCCACCCGCGCGGTTCTATGTGCGGCACATCGTCCAGTCGAACGCCAGCCATGAAGCCGAACATCCAGTAGTTGCGACCCGGGTTGATTCTTCCACCGAAGTCACTCCAGCCAGAGTTGCCCTTCTGTTTGTATTCAATGTAGCAGTGTATGTCGCATCCCATAGGTTACGTCGTCGGCTTGGGTTTCAGTTCCTCGGCGCTGAGGCGGTCGCGCAGTTGCCGAATGTGCTGCTCGCAGAACTCCAGCGTTGCGCGGTCGCCGCCTCGGACTCCGTGCAGGTGCTCAGCCGCCAGCGTCATGCCGTGGCGCACGGCTTCGAGTTGCACGGCCCGCAGCGTCACGGTGTCGGCAACGACCCAGTTGTTGTGACCGAACATCTCGTCCATCCATTCTTCGGCCTGCTTCATAGTTTTCCAGCCTCAAAGGCGATCCATGCGGCGAACTTTGCGATCTGTTCTCGCAGCTTTTGCGACAGCGCTTCTCTGGATGCGTCGAGGACCGGCAGTTCCATGTCGCGGATGGTTGCGGCCAGCACGATCAACTTCTGTTTGTCCGGCGCGGCAGCCGCAGCCCGTTCCGCGGCCAGCTTGGCGGCAGTGGCGTCGGCCTCGCGCTTCCGCTGTGCCGCCAGTTCGGATTCGGCGCGGTCACGGGCTTCAGCATCGGCCAGCATACGGGCTTTCAGCGCTGCCTCTTTCTCGGCAGCTTCGTCGCGTATCCGCTTCGCCTCCGCGTCGGCTCTGTCCTGTGCCGCCCTGGCCGCGGCTGCCGCTTCGGCGCGCTCCTTGGCCAGCTTGCGCTCGTTCTCGGCCCGTTCGGCTGCAAGGGCTTGTTCCTGTGCGAGCATCGCTCCGAGTCTCACCAGCGCATCTGTCTGGATGGACTGGGCCTCAGCCAACCGCTCTTGAAAACAATCGGGATTCATCCGAATGGACTCGACTGTTTTGATCACTGATGCCACCCCATCGTGTTCACAGCACGAAACAAGATCAGCTATGTGTTTTCCCATGTCGGACAGGGCCTTTTCGATCTTGAGGAGTCGCGCCGTTTCCTTGGCCTCTGCCTCCGCCTTGGCGAGACGTTCGGCTTCCTGCTTCGCCTTCTCGGCAGCCTCAGCGGCTTCCTTGGCCTCGCGGGCCAGCCGGTCCTCGTGCGCCACCTTCATGTCGGCGATGAAGACGTTGCGCTCCGCTTCCGGCAGCAGGTGCAAGTTGAAGCTGGCGGGGTCGATGCCGGGCCGCAAGTACGGACGCGCAGCATCCTCACACTCTTGCTTCAGAGCCGCGAGCCGGGCGGCTTGTGCGCGTTCGGCGAACTTCTCCCGTTCCTCAAGATGTGCCTCAATGGGCTTGACCATGAACTCCAGCAGGTTGTAAACCCCTTGGATGGCCTTTCCGCGCATGATTGAATCGGCCTTGAGGCGGTCCTTCAGCTTTTCACCAGTCGTCCGCTGCTTGACGAGCGCGAGGCGCAGCTTGCGGTTCGCCTCCATTTCCTTGAGTTGCGTGGCGTCTTGCACATTCGGAGCGGACTTGGCCTTTTCGAGCAGGTCGTGAACCGTTCGGAAGATTGGCGCGAAGGATTCGATCAGCCCTTGGGCGGTCGCGAGTTCCACACCGCTGTCTTTGACGGTGGTTTCGAGTTGCACGATTTCGGCAGGCTGTGGTTCGCACGCGCCTGCACCTGTGATCTGTTTCGCGGCTGCGAGGGATGCGTCTGTGACTGGTTCGGTGTCAGTTTGAGTTGGCATGGGTCAGGGTTGTTGGTTTCAAAGATTCTTTTCGTTTCTCGCGCAGCCACATGGCGCGAAGGTGCGGCGTCATCAGTCCGGTGCCCTCGCACCAGTCGCATTCAATGAACGGACCTTCGCCGAAGTCCAGCACTGCCTCGACCTCGCCACCTGCGCCACCGCAGTCCTGACACACGAGCTTGTGCGGCAGCGACGCAACGAAGCGTTTGTAGCGCAGATGATGCTGCCAGTGCCGCCAGTCCAGTTGCGCGTAGTCCGTCACGGCGCTCATACATGATCCTCCAGCGCTTCCTTGAACGTGATGCCGGGCTTGTCGGCCTCCGCGACCGGAACGGCGTTGCAGATGGCCTTAAGGCGTGCGACTTCGGCGCGAAGGTCGTCGTTCTGGTTGCAGGCGTCCGCCAGTTGTGCCGCAAGGCCCACCGCCGCCTGCTCCATCGCGTCCCGCTCCTGCTCGGCTTTCCTCAGCGCGGCCAGGGCTTCGTCGCGTTCGCAGACCGGGCACTTTCCAACTGTGAAGTAATGGGCTTTAGGACAGGGCGTGTTCATATTGAAGATACCATTTCCGCTACGGCTACAACACTGCGCTTCTCTGGTTTGACGAAGCGACTCGCTACTAGGCCATGCTCGCATTGCCACCACTCACTAAAGAGACCTGTGATTCCAACTACCCACACGCCCCATCCGAATCCAGAAATGAACAACATGTCGCGGACACAGTAGGTGCGCCCTTTCACTGGAAGTTCACTGAGATACTTACTCGCCTGTGGAGGAAGTTTATCGTCCACACACACCACCTTGTCGCCAACAGTGTAGTTCGGTTGAATCATGCTTCAGTCTCCAGTTTCGGCGGCTCGGTCCTGAACGCCAGCGACAGCAGCCTCGGATCGCCCAGCACGTTCAATTGCTCGACCTTCACCCACTCCGGAGACCACCCAAAGCGCGGCACAGTCCAGCACCACACGTCTCGGCCCTCAGCGAGCGCTGTCACGAACGGCAGTATACCAAGCGCCTGCTCCGGTTCCATGTAGGCTGCCGCCAGCTCAATCGCCGCGAAGTCCCGCACGTCCACATCGCCGAACCGTTCGCGGCGCTCGCGCTCGGCGTCCAGCTTCGCGGCAGCGGCGTCGCGCTGTAGCTGGAAGGCGTCTCCGGTGCTGTGGCAGTGCTGGGGCATTGGCTACTTTTGGTCAGCAGGCTTCTCGCACGGGATGCCGAAAGGATTGGCTTCATCAAAGTGCATCCACCGAGTCTTGCGCGTGATGTTGGCGGTCATTTCTGAATCGAATGGAATCATGCGATCTTCAAAGAATTGGAATCCCTTCTGCTTCCAAGTTGCAACAAATTGCTCGAAATCTATGCGACTGCCAATGACTTCAACTCGGAAGCGTCCACCGCCAAGCAGTCCATCCCAATAAACACCCTGAGTGATAAACTCCCGCACGAACTCGCCATGCTTTGTCTTGAAGGCAACAGTCAAATCATGAAGCTCCATTTCCCACGGTTTCTGTGGTTCCTCTGGGTGATGCTCACGCGCAGTAAATTGAGGCGCTGGTTCTGGTTGTCCGAATAGCATTCTAAAAAAGGCGTTCATAGTGTCAGTCCTCCACAATCGGCACTTCGCGCCAGCCCTGCTCGGTGCGGAACTCCAGCACATACGTGCCGTCGTCGCGTTCCCGCCACCGCAACGGAAGCTGAGTGTCGGTCGCCACAAGGGCCGTGATGCGGACGCCGTTGTTGCGGTCCTCGCCTACGGTCTTGCGCTGTGGGGTCTTGGGCGGAAGCAGGGAGGTCACGTCAGATTGGCTTTGATGCTTTCGATGATCTGCTCCATCCGCGTCTCGTAGAAGTGCTCGGCCAGCCCTTGCTCGCCTTGCTGCTTCCACAGCAGGAACAGCACGGCCCTGAGCCTCTGTGCCTGCGTCTTGCGGTCGCGCTCAGTCGTGACCTTCAGCGGCTCGGCCTCGCTGCCGTCGTGCGGCTTCACCGTCACGCAACAGGATCGCCCGTGCAACTGCATGAGTGCGCCGGCCTCGCTGGGGCGAAGCTCGGGAGTGATGACCTTGAAGGCGACGCTGTGATCAGCCCGCGAGGTGATGCTGCCCATCTCGCAGTGCAGGATTTCCAGCGTGGTCAGGAGCGGAGGATTCACAGGTACTAGAAAGGTACGGAAAGATCGTCCAGTTCGGTGGTTTGCTTGTTCTCGTAGTCAATCGGAGGCTCCTCCAATGGCGGTTCATCAGAGTGCGCCGCCGTCTGCATCGTGACCTGTTCAGCCTTGGTCTTACCGAGGTACTTGGTCAGGTATTCCTGCAAGCCTTTGTCCAACTCGGTCGCGGCAGCGTCAGTCTCGGGCGTGGTGTCCTGAATGACGAACTTCGGGAAACGGAACGTGACCTTCCCCTTCTTGCCTTCGCCGAAGCCCGCGATGCGGATCGCCTTCTTCAGCACCTCTGAGGAATGTGCCTTTCGGAACTCGATCCAGGCGTTCAATGCAGCCCCGCGGAACGAAATGTTTCCGAGCGTCAGCGGCCCGCCTGCGTCCTTGTAGGCGCAGTAGAGGCTCGCGGTGAAGTTTCCACCGGCAGCGTTCACCCTGTCGCGGATGTTGGCGTAGAATCCCTGCGCGATCACGCCGCCCTTGAAGGACTTCACCACCATCACGTCAGCCTTTGTGTCCTTCACCTCGTTGGCGTAGATACCGCTGTCGCTGGCGTCGGACCAGCCTTTGACTGTCGCGAGTTCGTCGAGCAGCAACCAGACAAACGGGAGCGCTACGGGGATGTTCTTTTTCTGCGCCCGGTCATAATAGGACAGGGTGCCGTGTTCGCCATTCCACTCAAAAAACTTGGCGGCTGGGTTCGAGGTGCGTTCGGTTGGGTTGGATCGTGACATTGTATTTTTGGTTTGGTTGTTGAGAGATTACTTTTCTTCGCCGCGCGTCGCCATCGCGACGCACTCGCCGAACGTGCTGCCGTAGGCCAGCAGCTTGAAGAACGGTGCGGAACCTTGGTAGTGTTGAACGTAACCGTCGTTGTCGCGGACTCGGGTTTGCCACGGCTGCGTCACGACCGTGCCGAGCTGGCAGCGAAAGCCGTTGCCGCGGTTCTCCTGCTCGTTCAGTGGCGCGACGTAGCGGGCCGTGAGGCCGGTCAGCTTCTCGGCATCGACGGCACCGAGGCGCTGTTCGTGCGATGCGCCGTTCATGCTGACGAGCGGGGTGATGGTGTCGTGGTTTGTGTTCATGTTTGGAATAGTCTAGACAGATTTGTGCTTCATAAGCAACAGCAACGCCGCGCCAGCCAACGACACTCCAATGAGCGCGATTGGAAAAATATACCACTTATCGTCTGTGGTGGCCTTGGGTGCGGTTGCGTTTCTTTCAGCGATTATTGCGGCAGCATTGTGATTGTTGTTGATCGCGATCCACCACCACCAAGGAAACATCGGTTGCACAGGCACGTAATGGACGGTATTGATACGCGGCACCGACTGTATTACTCGCGTCGCGGGAACAATCCTTGTGACCGGCGCTGTCCTTGGCGCTACAATCGGCGCACGCGGAGCTATCGCTGGACGCACAGTTACCGCCAAGCCAAGGATGAGAATTAGAATGTTCATAGAGTTATTGTTACTTCTTGGCTTTGCGCGGCAGCAGCGATTCGAGGAACCGCAGCATCACGGCGGCGGCGCGAAGGGTTGCGGCGGGCATGGGCGGCTTCATTGGACTAGTGCTTGTAGAGACATCCGAGCACGTAGGCGACAGCGAACGCTATGGCGGCGATGGCGAGTGCGCCGGGCCATGATATATTGTCGAATGGAGTTTCAGCGAGGATGTTCATGAGATTCGTGGTTGCCGTTACCTGCGCCAGCACACCGCGACCGCGACGGCCAGCGCGGCCAGCGACAGCCACGTGGTGACGCGGCGCTGACGCCATGTGGCGGGACGGGACGGTTCGGCGAGGTGACGGAAGTCGAGGGCGCGGTTCATGGGGCTAGGTCTTCGATTCTGCGGATCATCTGAGCAGTGCGGTACAATTCCTTGAGCAGCGCGATTCGTTCCGAGTCTGTCATTGGCCACTTTTCGGGGTCGGTGAATACCACGATGATTTTCTCAACGAGGCCATTCTTCTGTGCTTCCGGTTCACCGTGATCGGCAACCAAAATGGCGCGCTTTACTCTGTCTTGCTCGCTCATTTGCCCCTCGCCTTCTGTGCCAGCGCCTTGGTGGCCGATGGGGTGCGCTTGCGCTTCTTGGCTGCGTGCATTTTTCGCGAATGGGCACTGCGCTGCTTCTGCGTGGTGCCGAGCCAGCGTTTCGTGGCACCGAGTTTTCCGGCTGCGGAGCAAGTAGTCATTTCGCGGCGTCCTTGGCGATTTCTTGCATGAGCGCCCTCTTCATGCTTCCGTCCGCGAGTTTGCGCAGCCAATTGCACAAGCGAAGCACGACGAGCGCACACAATCCAAACACAAGCAGGAATTTCCCGGCATTGATCGCAAGCCACCATCCGATGAGCGATGCTGCACTTTCCGTCGCTCCATTCAAGGACTCGACGATGAGTTTGATTTCGTCGAGATTCATTTGCCGGATCGGTATGTTTCGAGTTGCGCGGCGATGAGTTCTTTTAGGAACTGGATGAGGTGTTTCATTTCCCGCACTAAAGCGTTCTGCTTAGCGCCATGCAACAACTTTCTGCAACTCCAGTTAGATCATTTCAGCATCACAGTGATGCCGAGACAGCCTCAAGTTTCCGCTTGCCTCCCGTGCCGCACTGTGCTACTCGCGCCACATGCACGTCACTGTTGAATCCGAAGCAGCGCGCCTCTTTGCCGCCGAGGCCGAGGCTGCACGCCGTGAAGCGCAGGAGCGGTACGAGCAGCAGCTTCGCCAGGCGACGGCGGAGTTCTTCCGGCAGGAAGAGGCGCGGCGCGAGACGGAGTTGGAGTTCGCGATCTGAGCGAAGAAAGTTCTTGCGCGGTCACGGCGACTTTGCCATCAGTGCAGCCTCGCCAATAAAACAACTCAGGGAGGACACTACCATGCACTAACTCAAACCCACTCCACTTGTGTTTTCACACCGCCGCCTCGCAGCAATGCCTGGCGGCGGTTTTGTTTACTTCGACTTCACCAACGCGACGATGCCCAGCGCGAACAGTGCGGCGACGCTGAAAAAGTAAGCGGCTACCGCTGTTGCTGGCGAGACGGCGATCATGCCGACAGAAACGCGAGGAGATCGCTGACTCGCGCCAACCAGCCTTTTCCGTACCGCGGAAACTGTCGCAGATGCCGGTAGTATTGCTCGCGTGCATCCAGCATCCGGTTTGGCGCGTCGGCGTCGGCTGACTGTGCCGCCGCGAGAGTCGCGGGACCAACGCTTCCGTCGGGCATCGCCAGTACTGCTGATTGCAACATCTTGGCGCTCGGTTGCTCGCCCATGTTCACCACGCCGTCGAAGTGACAGATCGCCAGCTTCTCCGGCAGTGCATCGCCATGCGCCCGCATCCATTCGTCGGCATGATAACTCGCCACCGCCTGTTCCAGTGTCAGGTTTTCGATGTCGAGATTTGGATGCGCAGCTTTGTCGATTCCGTATTTTGTCGTGCCTCCTGGATCGTTCGGGTCGTGCTCAGTCTTTACAGTTCCGTCCGCATGATACTCGTTCTCATGTGCGAGGCAGAAGAGGATGGCTTTCTGGAAGGCCGGCGAGAATGGCACGATGGATTCTGCCCATCCCGGCAGCGATTGGACGCGCTGGTAATCGTTCACAGCCCCGCCTTTCTCTCAGCCTTGGTGAGTTCAGCATCAAGGATGCGCTTGCCGTCCGCCAGCGCGCGGTTTTCCAGTGAGGTCAGGGCTTGGCTGCCGGTCGTGCAAAGCGCGAGACAGCATGGGGTGATGGCGAGGAGGAGAATGCGCAGGATTTTCATGGGTAGAGTGTGTCACTTCCGGTCGGCCCTGTAAAGCTCATCCACATCCGGCACCGGCAGATTCGGATTCAGCTTCTGAAACGTCCGCCACGACGCGCGCTCGGCATTCAGCGACCACATTTCCCGGCGCATGGTCGCGAAGTCGCTCTTCAGATCCCACCACGCGAACGCAATCGACACGATCAATCCGATGAACATGAAGACCTGCACGATGCTGAGGCTGATGCGCGTGCTGGGACTCAGGCTCGCGGGCCGAAACACGCCGTCGCCGACTGGTCGCTTAGGAGGCACGGCTGCTCCTCAGGTACGCGGCGCGGTCGCACGCCTTGCGGATCGCGAACATGGCTGTAGCGGGATCTTCGATGAGGTCGTGGTAGAAAAGGTAGTCTTGCGCACCGCATTCCCGCATCGCCCGTGACCGAAGCACATCGGAGTCCGCCAGCGTGACGATCAGCACCGGGGGCCATTCGTTGGCGTTGGCCTTGAGGGTCGCCAGCGTCTTGAGATTGTCGGAGTCTGGCAACGTGAGGTCCAGCAGCACGGCATCGAAACGGCTCATGTCGGCTGCCAGCAGTTCCGCCAGTGTCCGCGCCCGCTCGATCTCCAGCGTCATCTTGGTGCGGTGCTGCGCGCCACAGAGCCGCATGGCTGCGCTGTCGGCCTGCTGATCGGAGTCTTCGACGTGGAGGAGGCGGCACATGGTCAGTGTTTGTAGAACGCGATGGCCAGCGCCGCAATGGCGAGGATGTATCCGATGAGTTCGCGGATGCCGTTGCCGCTGCCGTCCTTCACCGATACCCGAACCGTCAGGGCGGCGATCTTGTCGTCGCTGGTCTTGGCGTGGCTTTCCATTAGAGCGCGCATCGCATCGATCTGCTTGGTAAAACTCTCCTCACTCTTGGCCGCAGCTTCCTTTTGCGCCATCAGCGCGGCGTCCACCTTCTCCTTGGTGTCGGCCTTTTGCTCAAGCCTCACACGCTCGGTAATTGCGAAATGCTCTCTTATCCTGTCAAACTTTTCTTCCTTGAGTTTGTTGATCGCATTGATCTGGCAGGTGAACTCCGCCTTCACGCCGTTGATTTCTTGCACGCACAACTCACGCAATGCCGCAATCTCCCGATGCAGCGCCTCAGTGGTCAGGATCGTCGGGTCGGGGACTGGCGTGTTGCTGCTCATGCAAGTCCTGCGGCTTTCTTTCGCTCGACGAGCGCCGCTTCCTCAGCCGCCAACTGCGCGGCAAGCTGCTCCTTGCGGCCCTGGTTGGCGGTTGCGACGAGCGACTGGCGCTTTGCCCGAAGTTCGTCCCATTGGGCGTTCAGCAGAGACTCGGCAACCTCCAGATCAAAGGCAGCAACGGCGATCTGCTGCGTGCGGGCAATCTGCGCGTCGCGCTCGGCGTTGGCGGCGGTGACTGCTTGCACGGCTTCGGCGAGTTGCGATTCGAGTTGAGTGATGCGCTCTCGGTTCGTGGTGTTGATGAGTGCGGCGTCGGCCTTGATCGTTTCAAGCGCATTGTCGGTCTTCTCTTTTTCTGCCAGCGCGGCCTGTTGCGCCGCCGCATCCTTCGCTGCCAGCACTTCCGCAATGGCGGCATCGGCAGCATCAAAGATCGCGACGCGCTTGGCGGCGTCTTCCTCGCCACAGAACAGGTCGATGAGCCGCATGTCGGTGCCGCCATCGTCCGCGGTGAGGTGTGAGATGGACGGGTTGGTTGGATTGATGAACTGGATTTTCATGGATGTTTTACGTTTGGATTCCTGCGGATTGCAAATTGCTGATAAGCTGTTCGAGCCGGTCCTGCAATGTCTGAACCGTCACGAGAGATACGGCGGCAGTCAGAAGCGCCGGCACTGCGAGTGTCGGGGCCGCGACGCTCAGTGAAGCTGATTTCTTCGCCGTGCCTGCAATGGAGGTTGTGGAGGCGGATGGGACTTGGGAGGGGAGGTAGCTCATAGGTTTTAGATTACATTCCAGATCGCGCCGTCGTTGACGACAGTGATGGAGTCGCCTGCGTTCAGTGTGACGGACGCCACTGCCGAGGACGTAAAGATGTTCGAGCCGCCGCCCGTCACATCCACCGTCACGGCAGCAGCACCCTTGTTCTTGATGGTCTGACGGACGCCAGTGTTGCCCGAAACTGCGAGCAACGAGATCGTGAACGCGACAGTTGCGTGGTTCCCCACCACGACATCATCTGTCGCCAACATGCTGTAGGTCGTAGTCTTAACCGATACCGAAACTTTGCGCCCACCGCTCGTGGCGAACACGCCGCCAGCGCTACCGTCCCCGAGACAAGCCGTGATGGTCGTAGTACTGATAGCGAACGCCGCACCACTGGACGTGTTGACTCCAAAGGCTAGCCGCGTGAAGGCCGTGGAGGCGTTGTTGCTGAGAACCAGCAGCCCGTCCACCGTGGGGCACATGAGACGGACGTTCACGTTCCCGCCACCATCGGAAATGTAGAGCGTTCCGTTGACGTAGAAGTTAGTGCTGTCCACGCCGATTCCGGTAGAAACCCCAGCCGGTGCCCAGTAGCGCATCACCTTGTCGCGGAATCCTACACCGTCCGTCCAGAGGCGCAGGAACCGCACTGAGGCTGTGCCGACGCTGGAACTGAAGTCTCCATCCGTGGAGGTGAGGTCGCCAGAAACCGTGAGGTTGCCGCCCGACACAGCGAATCCACCAGTCGCCGACGCCACTGTGATGTTGGCCGATCCGTTAAACGACACACCGCCAATCGTGCGGGCATTCGCCAGAACTGTAGCGGCACCTGCGGTCAGACCGGATGCCGTGCCGGTCAGGTTCGTGGCAACGCCGCTTGAAGGTGTGCCGAGCGCGCCGCCGTTCACCACGAACGCGCCAGCGCTTCCGACAGCCACCTGAAGTGCCGTGGCGACACTGGTACCGAGTCCGCTGACGTTCGTGATGGCCGGCGTGATGGTGACGTTAGCGGCTGCCGTCACCAGCCCTTTGGCGTTCACCGTCCAGATGGTCGATTCGGTCGCGCTGCCGAAGCTGCCAACATTGCTGTTGACCGTCGCGAGCGTGGTGGCCCGGTTGGAGCTTGTCACGTCGCCAGTCAAGCTGCCGATGGTTGTGACGGTCGCGGCGTTTCCGCTAATGTCTCCTGGGAACGTCGCGGACGGCCATTCAAAGTTCACCGTGCCGCTTGTGGTGAAGTTGCCGTTGCTGCCGGTGCCCCAGCCGCCGCTCACGTTTACCGTAGCGGTGCTGGACTGCGCGATGTCCTTGTTCGCTGCGTTTGTAGTGATGCGACAGTTCTCGATGTTCACCGTTCCTTTGCTCGCTGTGATGCCGTCGATTGTCGCGGCAGACAGGTTCAAGTTGCAGCCTGAAAGCAGCAATGTCGCCGTGCTGCCAATACCAGTCGAGGGAATGGTCGTAGTGCCAGAGTTGCCGACAAACTGCGCGCCGAAGATACGGATCGTCGCGCTGCCGCCCGTCACACTAAAGGGAGTGCCAGTGAAGCCTGCCGCGTCCAATTCACCGAGATAGAGAAACGCGCTGGCGTTTCCGCCAAGTGGCGCGTCAACGAACAGCGCGGTATCGTTGGCAGTCGCCTCCATTTTGGGATGCCCAAGGACATAGAGCTTTCCGCCGCCTGCCTTGATACGCCCAAAGAGCTTCTGTGCGGTGACGTAAATTTTGTTCCCGCTGCCGCTGTTGGTTTCGATGCAGATCGTTGAAGTGGAACGAAATATTTTGCCCGAGAGCCACACAGCCCCAGAGGTGTCGGTACCGTGTCCATACACCACACCTTCTGTCGAATCTCCATTCGCCCATTCCTCGGCTGTAAACTCAGCATCTCCGGTTGCTGTCGTGTTGACATCCGAGTAGAAGGCGGACGACTTGCCGTAAACGTATTGTGCCTGTCCGCGCAGCTTTCCATTGCTCCACCAGATCGCATACACAATATCCGCTCCGGTCGCGGAGATATTACGCGCCTTGAGTGTCAGTTGCCCTCCTGCGACATTCACGGCTTCCATCGCCAAAGCCGGCGATCCAGAGTGCGTGAGCGTGATGTCCAGCGCCTCAATATTCACGACACTGGACGCATGGGTGACGTTCACGACGCCGAAGTTCGCCAGTCCGGTTGCTGAACTGGTAAGCACGAACGTGCCCTGTCCCGTCACGTTGCACGTTACCGACGCTCCCTTGTCGTCCAGAATGCCGACTGCCGATGCGTTCTGCGTCATCGTCACAGTCGCGCCTGCCTCGAAATGCCAGTTGACGCCGTTCTTGAGGATCGAATCCGTGACGGCGTAGCTACCGGGCCGCACAAAGATCGTGGTGCCGCTGACCGCCGCCGCCTTCGCAGCCGCGAGCGTCAGGAACGAGGCATTGAAGGTGCCGGCATTCGTGTCGTTGCCGTTCACTGAATCCACCCACAGCATCTTACCGGTTGCGATGCTGGTGATGCCGCCACTGCCGCCGTTCAACCACGCCCTGCGGTCGCTGTTGCTCGTAATGACGCCACCGGAAGCAACGACAAGGGCCAACGGATAGTAGTTGCTGGTCCAGCCGCTCGTGTTCACCACAGCGACGCCACTGCCGTCCAGTTCGATGTAGTTGGTCGCGTTGGTGATTACGACACCGGGCTGTGCGGCGATCTCGCTGCCGCCGAGCTTGCCGCCGTTGATGTCCACCGTCAGGGCGGTGCCGGACGAAACAAAGAAGTCGTTCTGGGCTGCCAACGGGACGGGCGTGACGCTGTCGCTGAGGATCGCTGTAGCGTCAACTGTCAGCTTTTTGCGCCGCGTCTTGTCGTAGGTTCCGCTGCCGACTGACTTCTCCCATTCCACTTCTATCGAAGCGTCGTAGCTGGTGATGCCTGCCGTGAACTTGGCCTTGAGTTCAGCCGTGTCCAGACTCAACGAATACGTGTATGGCGAGCCGTCTGCTGCGGGTCGCACCGGGATCGCTGAAGCGAGAATCGTCGTAGTGGGATTTTGCCAACTGTTGACGCCGATCAGGATGCCGGTGCCAGCAGGAAATCGAAACGGAACCCTCTTGCGCATGAACGTAACCGTGCCAGTCAGCGTCGCGCACAGCGCGGGGGGCTGCTGCCCAAGGCTCAGCACAAACGATTCAACGTCAATTTCCAAATTCATTCAGGGAAGGCTGTCCGAAATTGCGTCAGGACCAACATGAAAAGGTTCGGCGCGGCCACCCTGACGATGGCCGCGCCTCCCCATTGTGAAGTGACCAGCCGGAGCTAGTCACAATGCTTTAGGCATATTGACAAATGCTGTACGGGGCCGAACCATTGCATCGGCTGTGGCGAATTACCGCGCCGTACGCGGTGTAGCGGGGGATCGCACCGAGTTCAAAGATGCCGCGGAAAAATCCCATCCGACCGTCCTTGTTCAGATCGGTCAGGTAGCCACGCCAGCCCCATTCACCGCGGAATCCCACGGGCTTGAAGTCGGTGCCACCAGTGTTGCCGACAGCGCCGGGGAACGTCTCCTTGATGAGCGCCTTGTTGAAGATGATGCTGTCTTCTGCGGTGGCTTGTTCGTAGTCATCATTCTCGGTGGCCTCGAAGCCCACGTCGGTCGCGACGATCTTGTACGGCTCAACCTTGACCCACACGCTGCCGTTGTGGTTCCAGCGCGGCACCGTCATGTCGATCACGTGCTGAAAGCCGCGGATCGGGGCTTCCGTCACATTGATCGCCTTGAGGAGATCATCCACGCGATCCCGGTTCCACCGCATGTCGTTGCGGGTCTCGGTCTCGCTCTTGATGCCCCAGCTTGTCTCGGGGCTGCACAGGAGCGCGTAAACCGAACTGCCGTTTTCTTGCGTCAGCGCGGTCGGGCCAGCCCCGGCTAGATCCAGCTTGACCTTCCATCGGTCGAGCAGTCCTTGCGTGAGGCGTCCCAGCACATTGGCCCCGGCGGTCTTGAGGGCCGCGTTGGCACCAGACATGTTGAATGTCTCGGCACCAGCAGCCCCGCCGGCATTGGTGCGGGTGATATTGCCGACCGGCGGGATGCAGACCACGACCTTGTTGGCGCACCAGTAAACGAAGTCCCGGCGGAACTTCTCCGTCATGGTGAAGGTGGTGTTGAACTTCAGGTTGTTGACGATGGCCTCGATCTGCATCGGGCCTTCAAACGCCGTGAAGAGGTCGGTCGCGCAGAGACGCTGGCTTTCCAGCGCGAACTGCTGCATCGTGAACGGCACCTTCTTGGTTCCCATCTGGAGCATGATGACCGGAGGATCGCAGTTGTTCTGGTCGGTGCTTCCGAGGCCGGCAGAGCCGATGTCAGCGAAGCCTGCGGCGTCATATGCGGGGTTGGTGATGGTGCCGCCGTCCGTGTAGGTGACAGCCGGCAGGGTGCGGCCAAATGTGGTTATGGACGGGCTGTAGCCGATGCCGCCTGGGAATGCGCCCTCTTCGATGAGGGTGAGCCACGGCGAGGCGTAGAGGGTGCGCTGGAGGATTTCGTTCTGGAGATAGCGCCCCGACTCGCGGAGCATGAAGTCTGGAATGTTTGTGACGGCCATTGAAGTGTGTGGAAATGGCAGTGCGGGCAGCTAGATACCGTCCCTCACCGCCGGGTGAGTTGATGTGGACTGTAGCTTCCAAAGGCCACCGCGATGCGGTCCCCTTGGAGCAGATTTCTAGCTGCGAGTTCTCGGCCTCGCGCGAGCCGTTGCCAGTTAAACAGACTGTCGACGTGGGATGCTGTTACCTCAGCCTTGAGGAAGCGTCAAGGAATTATTTTCAGCCGTTCAAACTCGTTCCAATCACGCTGGAACTTTTGTTGAATCGCCCACTGCGTCACTTGCTCCAAGTGGGCTTTGTACACCTGGAATTCAGCTTCGCCGGATAGCGCGAACTGGAATCCTTCGCCGCGCACTGTCTCGCGCAGCCCCATCACGAATCCGGTGAGTGCGCCAAGGAATGTACGGCGCGTGAGGTTCATGCGATGAAATACTTCATCCGAGCCCGTCCCTCAATGATGCTGTTCTGTTGCTCCCGAATCGGACACGTCTCCTGCACCGTGGGGGCACCGACGCCGGCAGCGCACCAGAACGGCGCTGACTGATTGCAAAGCACCTGTGGCGATCCCGCCATCATGCGCGTCAGCACCAGCAAGTCCGATGTCTGCGCGTGCTCGATGCGGCGACCGATGGCGATTTGAAAAACCTCGTGCTCAGATGGTAGGCCGACGAACACCGCGCCCGTGTAGTGCCGCGAATAGTCCGGCCACGGAAATCTCGGGTTGTGATACCGCGGCGACCGCGCAAAGATCACCGGCGACGGAATCGCTTCCACCGTCAGCCAAGGCTCCAAGCTGACGCCGCTGATGCCGAGGTGTCGCGCCTGCCAGTTCGCGATGTTCTCTCCGACTATCGGTTTCGTGTGCCGAAAAGTGCTGAAGTCGATGCAACCTTTCGGCCTCTCACCCCAACTGACACTCGCGACGTACGGCTGCGCGGCCAACAGCGGACGGATCGCCTCGTAGCGCGCCCCCTGCATGGACTCGCGGCAGAAACCGGGCTGTCCGGTGCCGACTTCCGTTGGTGCGCCGATGACAATGTGGCCGCCGCCGAGGTGTCGGATGACGGGCAGAGCGGCCACTAGATCCCCGAGATCGCCTGTGTGGTAAAAGACCGCTTCTACCGCGCGCTTCACTGGAGTCTCCATGACCGGCAGCTCTGCCGCGGTGACGGGGCGCTGTTTCGCGGCTCGTGCGGCGCGTGCCTTCGCGAGTCCGGCCAGCACTGCGGGCGTGACGGCGTGGGTGCGTTTCTTGGCTTGCGTCGGGGTGCTCATGTGGTAGAAAAGAGCGCACCGGCAATCCGTAGAAGCGGCGTGCCGGTGCTAACAATCCACATGAAGAACCCATGCAAATCGCTGATCAAAATACTACCGTAACCCACCCGCTCGTCAAAAACATTGCGGGCCAAACATTCGGATACCTCACCGCCATTCGGCGCGTCGGAACAGACATCCACAGAAACGCAGTTTGGGAATGCCGATGCGTCTGCGGCGCGCTCAAGAGCTTGAACGGCCTCGTTCTCCGACAAGGCAAAACGAAGTCTTGCGGATGCAAAATGGGAGAGATGTGCAGTGAGTCGAAGATCACCGTTGACTTGATCGGCCAGAAATTCAATCGCCTGCTTGTGGTGCGCCGAGTTGGTCGAACGAATGCGAAAAACCGCGCCACCGTGTGGAATTGTCTCTGCGATTGTGGCGGCTTCGCTCTGGTAACGAGCACGAATCTGACAAGTGGAAACAGCCAAAGTTGCGGATGTCTTCAACGGGAACTTCTTTCCGCACGTCAAACGGTTCACGGCCTCAATAGGCCGGGACGCCGCACCAGAATTTACAACATCTGGTGTGGAATTAAATCCCGTTGCGATTGTCCGACCAACGCTGCTTACCATCACTACGGAGGGCGCGGGATCAAGCTGTGCCAAGGCTGGCGCGATGTGGTGCAATTTCGGGCCGACATGGGCGATCCCCCTGACTCTCTTTCGATTGACAGGATCGACAACAACGGAAGCTATTCGTGCGGACATTGCTCGCAATGTCGATTCATGAGATGGACTGCAAATTGCCGATGGGCAACCGTTGCTGAACAGGCACGCAACAAGCGCACAAACCGTTTTTACACGCACAACGGACAGACGTGGTGTGTCCTTGATTGGGCGACCATCACTGGACTGTCCGCCAGTGCCATCGTCCACCGCATTGAGCGGCGAGGATGGACTGTTGAACAAGCGTTGTTTACTCCAGCACGACCGGGGAATCATGGGACTAAATGAAATTCTGATGTTCGACTGATTCTGCTGGCAACGCGGGCGCGTAACCGTCTTCCACAACGGCACCAAGCGCCTCGACGGCGGGGGCGAATACGCAACCGGGGCAAATGTCCCGCGGAATCACTTCGCGAATCGGCTTCTGTAGCAGATCGCCGATCTCGTCCCAATGGCACACGCGCCACGCACTTCCGAACTTATGTCCAGCAGTTCGGTGCAAGACTACGCTATCACAATTATATATCCACCCATCTGCGTTTAGGCATGGACGAACATATACCTTATAGCAAGCCTTAGATGGTTGAAAAGGAGGTTTGTGTTGCGAGAAGCAGATCGCTCCGTTAATTCTATTCGCCATTTCGGTAAGCGTCCTGTGTCGCTCTGGAATCAGATCGGGTTGCAAGCAGTTGCTCAAAAGGCGGCAGTACGCCGGATTGTGCTTCTCGACGTATTGGCGGATCTGATCCTCGATCCACGGCAGCCGGTCCGCGGCCATCACCACCTTTCGGTTCTCCATTGGAGTGCGAATGTCTTCCGGAGTAGAAACCCATCCATGCTTGTGTGAAGGTTCCTCGTAGCTGTCGCTCAAAATCCAAGAGAATCCTAGACTCGTCTTTTCCGAATCGAAGTCAGGCACGTAAACCTGCTGCTCCTTGTGGTTGTGATCCAGTCCAGCCATGCTGATCCGGCACCATGTGAGCTTGTCGAGGTTTTCAGGCGAAAGCGTTTTCCATGATACGCGCCCGTCCGGATATTGCTTCATCGGAAGCCCATTCGTAATCATCCCGATTTGGAGTCCCTGCGCGTGAGTGTAGGCGATCAGGTCGTTACAGTCCGCGCCAGTCTCCTTGCATTTCCACATCAGGACATTGCCGCCGCCACTGAACGTAATGCTCTTGAGCCCGAGTGGAACAAGCTGAGCGAGGAATCCCTTGATCACACTGAACGGAAGCGAATCACCCGCCCGTTCGCCGACGCTACAAAACGAACATTTTGCGGAACAGAGATCGGTTGGAGCGCACCACGCGCTGATAGGATGGCCCTTTCCGTTTCTCAAATCCAGAAGCGCCTCTTGGTGGTGCCAGAGCTTCTCCCCCGTGCTCGTGAAGCTGTCCTTGAGTTCAGTCATAAATTGGAATCGTTCTTGTTTACGCTACCACGCCACCTCCAGCGCGTCACCGTTCGCGCTGCACGCGTAGCCGAGCTTCCTAAGTTGTTCGATCACCTTCTCGGAAATGTCCAATTCAACGCCCGTGACAAGCCTGCTCTCGCCTCGCTCTGACTCGCCGTGAATGCTGCCCATGATGCTGCCAATTCTGGATTCAATCCTGAAGTTCCCAGCTTTCGCCCACGCGGTTCGTTTCTTGGCTTCTTCGGCGGTGATGTTGTTCATGTGTTGCGCGGTGTCAGGATGGTGTCGAAGATGTGCCCCAGCAGGTTGGTGGAGATCGCGTAGGCGTCGGGGCGAATCCATTTATGCCACAGATCGTAGGCGTTCTGCGAAATCTTTTCAAAGACTTCCTGCTGAATGTTCCCCTCGGGCATGGAGAGGTCATCTCCAAACGTCACGTAATGCTCGCCCGGCTTCATCGCTGGAAAGTAATCCTGATCCGCAGCTCGCAGCGGCAGCAGGTTAATCGTCCCCACGCTCGCCGCCTCCCAGAACCTCTGCGCGGCGTAGATGCTGAACTCCCATTTGCAGTCCGCAAAGAAACAACACTCGCCAATGGAGGCACGATGCCGCTCCTCCGGCTCGGAGACAAAATTCATCGCCTGCTCCAAAATCCCCATGTCAATCGGCCCATGCCGTTTGGCGAACTGTTCTGCCAGCCAGTAAAAGGATCGCGGACATTTGTTGTTCCAAACGCCGGGACTCGACAGGTCCAATTCGTCGCCCCATCGGGCAATCGACGTACACTGATCGCCCGTGCCTTGGCCGACCGGGAAACGTCCGTGCCTTCGGAAGATGTCGCGGCACTCGTCGCAATAACGGAACTGCGGGTTCATCTCCTCCTTGAAATAGTCGCGCAGCAGAAAGCCGCTTGCCGAATCTGCGCACTTGTTTCGTAGTGCCATCAGGAACGTCACCACGCGCAGGAAATGCGCCCCTCCGCGGAACAGCACGGTTGGCCGGCGCGCTCCGAATGTTTTTCGTTCTGGAATCATCACCCGGTTCCAAATGGGATAGGGGAGTGATTGGATCGCTCCACGCTCGCGCATGAAGTCGAACCGCTCCCATGCGTCGTCTGGAAGGTATTTGCGCCGCTCTGCGGTGATGTTGAATTCAGAATCAATGGCCGTCGCGTGGCTGAAATTTCGGTTCGGCACTCCCGACAGCATGAAGACCCGGTTGACCAGTAGCAGTTCCGGCGCGTATCGCAGCACTTCTGGCAGATAGGCTGAATCCACCGAAGCAAATCCGAAAATCTCGCAATCGTTCTCTTTGAAGTGCCGCACCTTTTCTGGCGTGAGATAGTCGGCATCGCAGATGACCGCGTTGCCCCTTGATGGCGTGAGTTCGCCGATGCGCGAACAGGCAATGCCGTGTTCCTGCGCGTAGGCCAGCATTGGGGCGAAATACATGCGGGACAGGAAATCATGTCGGGCTGGCTCGGGGTCGTAGAATTGCAGGCTCATTTCACGGCCTCAAGATTGAGCGAGACAAGGACGGCTTCCGGATTGTCCTTTTGCATGTGTGGCAAGTAGGCTGAGGCGAAATCGTCGAACTGTGCGTGCTCCGTGGCGCGCCAGTCCCATCGGCTTATCTTGCAGAACCCAACACTGCGCAGCGCTTGGGTGAGTGTTCTTTCGTCGAAGGCGATGAAGTGGTTGTTCTTCGGATGATTCTGCCCGCCGTAGAGCAATCCAGTGATCTCGTTCAGATCCACAGTCTGACAATACCGTTGCACGCACGCCGCGAAGTCCGGCACGGCGATTCGCAGGATGCCTCCTTCCTTCAGGAGATCGCGCCAGTGCGTGAGTGTGGCGAGGATCATGTGCCGGTGCGCATGTTCAAGCACATGACAAACATAGATCGTATCTACGCTTCCACGGTCGAACGGTAGTGCCGCCATGTCGGCGTAAACGTCGGCGCGCACCGAATTGAAGATGTCGATGTTGGTCCATCCAGGAAGGTAGTTGCGACCGGCTCCGATGTGAAGTTTCATACGATTTGCGCCAGCCCCAGTTCCTTCATTTTCAGCACCGCTCTGTCGCGGATCATC